TACGGGCAAGTGTAGTTTTACCTGTGCCTGCCGGGCCTTCAAAAATCATTGGTGTACGCATATCGTTATCGATGTACTTCTGGATAGTTTCTTTTATTTCATCATCCTGTACATATTCTTCCAAAGTTTTAGGCGCATATTCTTTTGTCCAATTTTCCATATTCATTCCTCCTTTTTAGGTAATTTAAATTCAACTCTATCAAGTTTGACAGAACTTCTCATTATTTTAGACGCTTTAGATGCAGCCCTTAAAATTTCACAATCAAATTTATCTATTAGGGAATTTAAAATGACCATATTATCTAAAACAAAATCTAAATCACCTATGTTATATGAATAATCTATTATCCTTTCATTATAATTATAATAACCTTTTCCACCACATATGCATATAGACATATACATAGTAATTGTGTTTGTAGGTAAATCTTTTCTGATTATAATATCGGCAAATCCTCCAAATATAGATTGTTCATATATATAATCTATAATTTTTTTAACATCTGGTTGTTTAGAATCCATTTTCATTTCCATATTCATTCCTCCTTATTTCCGATAACCTTACTATTACTCTATTCTATTTAAAGGTTGTTATTTTGAATGGGTAGATAAAAAATGGGTCAATTTTGACCCTTAACATAATCATATATAGCCCTGAGGAAGCCCAGAGATTGATGTAGTAACGATTTATCCTCTTCCCTAGACCAATATATCCCCCCAACATTTACAGCGCTGTCTTGGTCATTCTCATAGATGTGTGCGCTAGTTGATGTAAGAATTATTTCAGTTATCTTACATTCATTTGGCTTCATAACAAAATAATTCATCATGTAAAGTATGAATGACATATTTGCCCATACAGCCATACCATAGTCATGCGATCTAAAGAGCAATCGCAACGAATACTCATTATTTCCCAAATATCTCAACTGTAGCCAATTCCAGCATGGTTTATTTTCCCATTTCCACATGTTGGGATGATACAATACACCTACAATACCGTTATCTGTCATACCTGTAGATTGTCTATCCTTAACTATAAGCCCCATCTGATTCAACTGATTAATATTTGTTGGGAATTTTCTCACCAATTCTTGGTATGTATAATCATTCCCATATGGGTTAACATCATCTGCAATTGCCAACTTTCTAAATTCTTTAAGTTTATCTCCTTGGAATGGGAATTTTCTAGGCACTCCTCCATATAATAGACGTTTTATACCTATACCATAAATTTGTACTGTAGCATGTATTTCCCGGGCTTTCTTCTTTTCATGTCCAAAAACAATATCTTTCCCATCTCTTACTATCGTTCTTGTTATATCTCTATAGAGTTGATCTATATCATCACCCTCAAAAAAGAAGGTGGGTGTTGGCGCATGCTCCATATTAATTCCTCCTCATTTCATCACAGCATTTGACTACTCTATCTATTTCTATTCTGTATTTATCCCATTTATATATTGTGTTTTGAGATATACTGGCATGTGACATATGTTGTAACCTCTCTGAAGGTACCAGCCATGCATGTAACGGATTCAAATCTTCCCTGTTATCAAACGCTAGACAAAGGAAATAGTCGGCAGCAGAGTTGTATTTTATAAAATATCTCCATCTCTTCTCCCTAACATTCAAGCAGCTCGCCTTGACATCAATCTTCTTACCTTTATTACAAATGAAATCATACCCCGGATGTCCATGTGGCATTCTTTCAACATTTTTGAATGTTTCAGACAATACTCTTTCTGCCACATGAACACCTAAGAATTGGGAACATGTTTTATTTTCAGCCATAGATTCACCACCATTTCTATAATAAGATGCTCTGCTATATTTTCGACTGCGTTCTGGATTTGCGCGCTGGTTTGCACCAGTTTTAATTATGGTGCATTCATTACATATATAATTATAGCACTTACTTTGACACTCGTACCAGTTTTCGCCTACGATTAATTCTACTCCACACTTTCTACATTTCTTCAATTTATCACATACCATAAATTTCTCTATACATCTGACGAACTTCTAATACATCATCCAATACATCCGGTTGAAGTCTCAATTCTGGCTTATTATTCTCATTTACTCTTAGAATCCAGAGTTCCTCGGCTTCCCATCCAAATCTTTCTTTGTAGCACTGTTTGTATGTGCTTAATTGTAGTGCAAATTTACTGAAAAACCCGGGTGGCGCTTTACCATCATTATCCTGCATATAATCTAGACGATTTAAATATTCTGTCTTAGTTTCATCGTGAAACGCCTTTGCAGTTTTCAAATCTAAGATTACTTTCTTACCATTTAACATGCCTCGATAATCAACACGCCCTGCCACTTTTAGAACATCTGACCACACTGTATCCTCAAGAGAAATAGGTTCAAAATCATGTTGTTTCATGATACTTTTTATTTTCCTATTAATATTTCCTATAGAATCCAGTGATTCTTCATCTAAATGCTCTGCAAATGCTACTTCTTCCATTTCGGGCGTATGATCAGGCAAATGATATGCGCACTGACATTCAAAAAAATAATGACAAGTAGTGCCAATCATTGCCCTACGAGCCGTATATTTTTCTGCGTCAGGATAATTATTTTTAAACCATTTGAGGCCATCTGGTTCTGGGAGTACCTTCAGCATAGTTGTTACTGATGGATAACTTACATTATTATCATTATACATAAAGTCATAGAATCTATGACCGCCAACTATCCTAGCACCCAGAAATTCCATATATTTCATTTGTTTTCCTCCTTTAATTTATTACAACATTCAGTTACTTTATCAATATTTATTCTATATTTATCCCATTTATGTGTAGTAGATGGTGATATAGAAGCAGTTTGTTTTCTATTTACTTCATTTCCGGGAATGAGCCATACATGTAGAGGATTCAAATCTTCTCTATTATCAAATGCTATACATAAGAAATAATCTGCAACTGTATTTTTTCTTATTTTAAAATTCCATTTAAAATATTTTACATTATTTATATTATCTATTCTAATACAACTAGATTTTACATCAATTTTCTTACCCTTATTACATATAAAATCATAACTAGGATTAGTGGGAGGCATTACTTCTACATTATTAAATACTTTTGATAACACCTGTTCAGATATATAAATGCCAAGATATGAAGAACATTTTTTATTTTCATACATTGGTTTATTTCTACCTGTAATATAATTTCTATTTTTTACTCTAATATTTTCACATCCTTTACATGTATAATTGTAAAATTTTTTATGACTTTTACACCAATTATCACCCACAATCAATAATATACCACAACGGTTACAAAATTTTGAGTCTGAATATTCATTCAGACTCATTATAAACACCATCATATCCTTTTTCTACACACCCTCCATCCATTTTCTCCATAACCATTTGACCAATTCTAGCATTTTTATACAATTTAATCCCATAAAAATTATGTACTACTAAAAGTACCTGAGATGTTCCTACATAGCCTGCATCCCATACACCACTTACTATATTACATCCCATACGTATAATACTTGATCTTGGGCGAAGCCTTCCTATACAGTCCATTGGAACTTTCATTTTTGGATTTATATCCAATAAATAACATCCCCTTCTAAGTATAACAAATTCCCTATAGTTAAAAGGAACTATTTTAACATCTGGTTTTTCTCTTTTACTATTATCAAAATCAATACAACCTCTTGAATCCATAACAAATGCATTAACTTGTTTTACCGTCATATCATATCCATTGGCTTGTATCTGTGTGTCATTATCAACAACACCTTCTATCATAGCCTCGGCTACTTCCTTTCCTGATATTATCATATTGTACCTCCAAAAATTATTTAGAAGAGGTCTTGGTCATAATCGACCTCTTCTACATTTTCTTTATCTCTTAATTGGGGAAGACCATAATATGTATGGGTATTATCATTAGAATCTATTACCATTGTTTTAAATTCTTTACCCACTATTTCTGGTCGGCCTTTAAATTCTCTCACCTTGGCATAGTATGTTGTAACACCATCTATACCCATTTCTTTACGGGTATCTATAACTTGGTGCATCTCATTTAAAGTGCTTTTTTCCCATATACCATCTTCCCATTCTTTCACAACCTTTTCTTTACCATTTTTATCAGTTTTCTTTTTCTGATAAGTTTTGGTATGTGTTATGAAATATTTTGGACATTTGAGAGATTTTACAGAAAATATCACGTCACTGAACAATTTATTTCTAATGTTCCAGTATTGATATGAAACGCCATCATCAATATCCAATTCCTTCTGAGTACGCATTGTGTATTCAGATGATTTAAGTAATTTATCTACACCATCGAATACAAATCCTGCAAGTTTAATACTTCCAGTTTTTTCTGCTTCAGATACCTTGAAAATAAATTGATTTATTCTTTGGATAGTTCTATCATAATCTATTTCAAGTTTCTCTGAACCATCATCCTGAGTCACAGATTTCATTACAGCAGGATTGACTAAACGTATATTCTCTGAAGCATCCCAATGGTCTTTCCATATAGGTGTATTTGCATTATCAAGATCAACTACAAATACTACTTCCCCATTCTCAATCTGCTGCTTACTACGGCAATCAATGGCAATCCCCGACTTTAGAGAATCTTCTTGCCCTACTAACATAGCACAAATCGATGAATTTAAATCTTCAGATTTTTTAGGTTTCAGCATTTCATCAATGTCAATTATATCTTGTTCATCGTCAAATAGATCATCAGACATCTATATCACCTCGGAAATATAAATGTGGGATTAATCCCACACATCGTCATCTTCTGCACTATCATCAGTAGCCTCAGTTTCAGTTTCCTCGGATACTTCAATGCCCTGTGTCTCAAATTCTTTGTCAATAAGTTCCTGAATCTTCTCATCGGGCACGCCTTTGAAATACTTGGCATCAACCATGTCACGTACCATCTGGACAGTAGTAGTGTCACGCATTGCAGTTACAGTCTCAGCGACTTTTTTCTGCCTCGCATTCCACTTCTTCTTTTCCTTGTCGGCATCTTCCTTCTTTTCAGCCTCTTTCTTGGCTTTGGCTGCTTTGGCACGTTCTGCACCAGAAGCAACTTCAATGATAGAAGGAGCATTGCCTACTGGAATAATGGCTGTCACATCGAAATCCACGAATGTGTTATCATCGTATTCAGTAGCCCTCTTTTTCTGTCCAATAAGAATTACTTCCATACCATTATACATTGCTGTGATTTCATCCTGAAGGAAGTCATCAGCATCAATGTCTTTCAGGTCTTCAGGAAGTGGCCAGATTGCATCAAAATCATCTAGAGTAATGTATGGCTTGGACAAATGTGTCGGATTAACTGAACCCTTTACAATTGGCTCGCCTTCCTCAGCATCAGCCTGAAGGAATACTGTAAATACTGGATTCTTATTGATTACAAGCGGGTAATCTTCATCCTCATATTTGTCCTGTTCCCATGGTGGTACTCTAAGTGGCTTAATGGATGAAAGTGTCCCATATACAGCACATGGAGTGAAATTTTCAAGTTCGGGTAGCGCACTGATCTCATATGCTTTGATATTACCTGTATCCAATTCAAAGCCTTTATCCAGAACATTAACCTTTTCAGGTGTCACAAAAGTGCCCTTGGAGTTCTTTGCAAAATTGAACTCAGATTCAACAAGTGCCCCGAAATTCTTTTTCTTGAAGCCTTTGAAATGGCTTGGAGTATTGGGCTCACCGAAAATTCTGAAATATCCATCATCACACTGCTGCAAGAATGAGATTGTCTGTGCCTTATTCTTTCCGAGAGGTTTATTTTCTGTAGCAATATCCTTACTACCTACGAACACACCAGTCACATCGACTGTCTCTTTTTCTACATCTTCTTTATTCGAGCCTGCAAGATAGAATCTTACACGATTTGCCATGGACTTCAGACTTACGCCCCTTTCATATCCTTTTGTGGCGCTCTCATAAATTTCCTCGGTAATCTCATCAGGAGTTACTTCAAGGTCATTGTGTTCTTTAATCGCTGCAATAAGTTCTGCTATTGTTGGTTTTGTATTTTCTGTCATAAATTTTCCTCCGTATTTAGTTGTTGTTTACTGTTCTTTACATGTCGCCTTGACGACAACTCTACTATGTGGTTATTGTATATAAAGGTTTGTGTTTAAAGTAACAATATAAGGAAAAACAACAAACCTATTAATATGATCACTGCCCAAAACACCATCACTATCAATGATGGAATCGCTGCTATAAAATAAAACATGCCTGCGACCATCAAATATGCTAGTAATGCGATTGCATTAACCGTATATTTCATTATCTCTCCCATTCTTTCGATGCTTCTTGATTCCATTTCAATCACTGCCTTCTTTATTTTTAATAATTATTTCATAAAACGAGATTAACCATTTAATCTCATCCTCATGATCTTTAATAGTCTTTCTCTGTGTCCATTCTAACGCTGTACTTTTGCTCATTTTATCACCTTAAAAAGGTGGATTATTCCACCATATACAAGCATTTCTTTGCTCTTGTAAATGCTACATACTGTATATTCTTTTCCTGCATCATTTCCCACTCCTGTTTGGCATGTCTTGATGGCATTGCACTAGGTTTGATTACAAACACATTGTCAGCCTCAAGACCTTTTGCCCTATGCACAGAAGAAAAGGTTACTTGTGCCCTACTATCATCAAATATTTCTTCAATGTGGATGATAAGTTCTGCTACATTGCGAGCACCAGACATGTCTATAAATGCATAAATAGTGTTCACCTTATCATCAATAGGGTCAGTGTTCAGACCTTTCTTCTCGGCCTTAATGTACTCCTTCTCTGCCCATATGTCGAGTTTGGATGACATTACATCCAAATCATTTGTACCAAATCCTTTAATAAGTTTGGTAAGTCCTGTACCAATATCTCTGCCTCTAATGCAGACTTTGATACCTTGTGCTAGCAAATCGAAGGCTGGCCTGACAAGTGGAGCATTATATCTGCACACACAAAGGTCATCAGGACTAACATATCCCATAAGGTCATCTTCCTTAATATCATGTATTGCACCTTCGATAGCGTTGTCAGCAGCCTCTATTTCAGGTACAATAGTCTGGGCAAGTTCCACATGACTTGTAGGACATCTATATGATATAGAAAGTGGCATCACTTTAGCATTTAGCCTATCAATAAGTTTAGGCATTGCCTCTGTATCTGCTCCCCTAAACCCATATAAACTTTGGCAAGGATCACCTACAGCAATAACCCTACCACCTTTTTTCAAAGAACTCATAAGAAGTTCCACTTGTGCGGGATTCAAATCTTGGGTTTCATCTACCACAATAACATCATATTGTTTACCTACCATATTGAATTGGTAAGGCATCCATATCATATCATCAAAATCAATACCCATAGTAGTTTCTTCGCTAAGTTCCATGGATTTGGCTATCATATCATATACTGGCAGAGTAGTATTGAATTGCATGCCATGTTTATTTGCTATAGCATCAATGTTATCCTCTGTAGGTTCAAGAAGTGACCCTTTTAAGTGACTGACCATTTTCATAACAATTGGTGTAACCTTTTTTCTTTCTTCAAATGGGAAATTAGTGTACACTTCTTCATTGAGTTTTTTCACAATTTGGAACATCTTGCTAGTATTAACTTTCTTACGACCCATTACAGATTTTACTGCTTTCAATCCCATTGAGTGAAGTGTCATAACATGCACATGCTTAGGCGCTTTAGATTCCAAAGTCTTAGCAATATGCTTATTAAAAGCAACAAATGCTACATCCTGATCTTCAGGAATATAATTGAGACATTCAACAATTGTCGTAGTTTTACCACTACCTGCGGTTGCATTTACGACAATATTCTCATTTCCGTTCTGTACTTCTTCAAAGATTGCTTCTTGATATTTGCTTGGTGTGAATTTCATATTTTTTCTTCCTCCATTTGTGTCCTACAAGGACAATTCATACAATGATGTTATGATATAAATAGGTTTCTATTTTCACTCTTTCATTGTTTTATGTAGCCACTTTATATCATTCTTCATACGACTATGATTACTATAGGCCGTGGTCATCATCATTCTTATAGATAATATAACTTCGCCTAACCCATGTTCTTTTACTTCTTTACGTAGCGCATTCCTTCTTGTTTGAGCACATTTACTTGGATTATATGTATTTAATTCTACTCTCATAAACCAATCTCCTTCATTATTATCTTTTTTGCCATATCTTTACAACGATTCTCCAACACTTCAATTTCATGTCTATGACGAATTTCTTGTTTTTCCATCATACGATATGTATATTCATCACGTCTTTTATTATTTTCCATCATTATTCTTTCATGTTCACTTTTTCTCATTAATCCAAACATATGTTCACCTCAATCAAAATAAATTCCTGATCTTATCTATTCCTTCAGAACTACTCATAGACAATTGATGTCTTAATTCACTAATATCATCAAAAGGCGCATTTACTTGGATTATATGTATCCAGACTTTTCTGCATATTTGATTACCTCCATTATTTTCTTTCCTATTTCGCTGTCTGACCCTTCACATTCACCCATTGATAATTGATCTACTAAATCAAAGAAATCAACATCAAATTTTGATTCAACTATCATAACTATTGTATCATCTATCGAAGCCAAATCTACTTTTACTACCATATTATTCCTCCTATTTTGTAAGTAAATAACAAAACGCTATCCTTATACATATAGGTTTGGGTTGATATAACTGAGAGTAATAATTTGGCTGGAAATTATTATACCCTATGCTTAAAGTACACAGAAATAAAATAATTCTGTGTACTTTAATATATAGAGAATAAGGCCTCCTATTCGATAATTATATATACGATAGTGGTGTTATGTTAGTTGGTGATTCAATGATTGAAAAAGAAAACTTATTACCCAGAAAAGAAGCGCTAAATTTAGCGCACAATCCTAAGGGCGAATATTGGGAAGGGCAAAATCTTGCCGTAGCATCTATTTTTGGCGCAATTCACAATGGATACAAATACATTGCATTGGATGCGCCTACTGGCACTGGTAAAAGTATCATCAATGCTGCCCTCGGTAATTTGCTTGGTGGGAGTCATATAATGACTACACAAAAGAAATTACAGGAACAGTATTTAGAATTGGGAGATGATTATAAAAGAGTGACTGGTCGATCAAACTTTGTATGTAAAAATGACAAAAGAAAAACATGCGATGTAGGAGTTTGTATTACAGGCCCAGATGACTTTGTATGCCCATATAAACCATCCAATACAGGTAAGTATCCTGCATTTGCTGGTAAAAAATGGTCAGGATTAGAAAAATGCCCATACTGGGCAAATGTGGAAGAAGCATGGCATGCTAAGCATACGATATTCAATTATGCCTACTATGTTCTCAAAATGAACTCAGAGTATAATGAATTTGAGCCAACTGATATTCAATTGCTCGATGAAGGACATAACCTTGAAGCATATATTAGAAATGTGTCATCTTTTGAGATAACTGACAAAAGTCTTTACCATGTCCGTTATGTGGATGATGTGGATACCGTAGATGATAAAAAATTTGAAAGAGTAGAAAGACAAATCAATGGTAAACATGATGCGCTTGAATGGCTTGATTCATTACTGAGAGTAATAGAATTGCGCATTAATGATTCAAAGGATGCAAAAGCACACGGCAATACTCTTGTTAAAAGACGTATAGTAAAATTGGAGAATATGCAGAATAGGATTAAGACAGTATCACAAAGAATGCATGCTGACCCAGATAACTGGGTATTTGCTAAAGTAGATAACGGATTTAAACTTGTGCCTCTTTATATTGGTGACTATGCCCAGAATGTCATATTTAGACATGCTAATGTACATATATTTTCATCGGCAACATTACCGCCAAAAAAAGTTCTATGTAAACGATTTGGTTTTGAAGAGGATGAGGTATTCTATTATTCCATGGACTCACCGTTTGATCCAGAAAAAGCGCCAATATTTTCTTATCCCCAGCCCACGATGACATGGAGTCCAAACATGGATGCTAAAAGGGCTAAAATGGGTGGCACAATTGCCTCAGTTATGCAAAATTATGAAGGTCAAAGAGGACTTATACTTTGTAATAGTTATTCAGAAGTAAGATTTTATGAAAATTATATGCAAGAAAAATTCCCAGATTGTTTCAAACGACTTACTGTTCAACAGAGGGGCGACAATGTAGAAACACTTATGGAAGAGCATGAATCTAAACCTGATAGTGTCATAATATCCCCGTCAATGTGGGAAGGAGTTGACCTAAAAGGTGGTTTAGGAAATTTTTTAGCAATTGCAAAAGTTCCTTATCCAGATTATAAAGACCCTGTAGTCCAAGGGTTAAAAGAAATTGATAAAGGTCGTTATTTTGAAGACACAGTTATGAAAATCCGTCAGGGAGTAGGCAGAGTAATTCGTTCATCTGATGATGAAGCAGATATTCATATACTTGATGGAGCATTTAGGCAGATATACAAATATAATGGTAAGATGTTTCCAGAAAATTTTAAAGAAAGGGTAATATATATTTAATGAGGTGATATTTAATGCTAACAAACGAACAATATTTAGATTTATTCAGGTTTCGTGGAGATTCTTTCGCTTTGCAGCAAAAAGATGGTTCATATGTACGAATAATGCGAGCACCTACAAAAGAAGATTTGGAGAATCATTTTAATTATACAGCGACCATGGCACTTTATCCGGGTATGAATCAGCAGTGCTACATTGGTTGTCTTGACTATGATCTTCCTAAGAGTGAACGCAACAATAAAGATGCACATAGAGAAATACAATACAAGATTAGTGCAGCATATGATATGTTACATGACATAGGAGTAAAATCTACCCTTATTGAAGCCACAGGTGGCCGTGGTTACCATCTTTGGGTCTTTTCCGACCTAGTACCCACATCCATGATGGTGAGCCTCTTAGAACGAATCTGTGAGGCTTCTCTCAGTGATGCAGAAATATTCCCACTGGATAGTCATGGATTGGGTAAAGCAATTCGCCCACCTCTAGGTATGCATCAGGTATATGGTGGACAGTCAAAATTTGTTGACCCTACACATTTTGAACGTATCACGATTTCAGAAGAGTATTATAACTTCCTAAATGAAAATCGTGTAACTAAAGAATTTTTACAATCTTTAGGAATTAAAGAAAATAAAATCGATAAAGAATCATTTGATTCAGATTTTTCATATTCTACAATCCCAAAAGCAGGTAATTTTAAAGATGTACTAGAAGAGATGCGCCCATGTTTCCAGCAAATTTATTATAATGCTACAGAAACATCCGGTGGTCAAGGATGGTCATTCATGACTGCGGCTGCGGCTGAAGTATATGCAAATGGTGGCACTGATGATGATGTGCATGAATATTTCCGAGTACAGGCACAATATAACCCTAAAGAAACTAGGAAAAATTTGAAGCCCATTAAAAGAAAAAATTTGATGCCATTCCGATGCAGTAAATTGCAGCAAGCATGTTCTGATTATGTTTCAGAATTTTGTCCTGATTGTCATATCTATAAACAGCACACCCTATCTGAAAAAATTGATGAAGTTGTCGATAAAACTCAGGGAAAAGAAGATCGCAATGATGGTGGTATTGAAGATACACTTGAGCAATTTTCCCATGTGGCAATAGACTTAAACGATTTAATGAGTGGCGATGAATACACAATGATAACAAATTCTTTTGATAGTGGTAAGTCATGGACTACAATTGGATTCCTGAAACATGCAATTCATAAAGAAGGACATCGGATAAATTTCATAACCCCTACTAAAAAAGTGAAAGAAGTTATGATGGAGCGCATGAAGAAGGCTGAGATTAACTTCTTAGATAATCCAAGCAATATCGATTTATGTTCAAGGGCTGCATCATTTAGAAAATTGGGTTATGTGCCTACAATGGTATGTAAAAAGTGTTCAATGTACACCCCTATTCAAAAACTTATCAAACCTATAACTGAGGATTATATTGAAAACGCTGATAAGCCGTTTTATGGTGATATTGAATACTACACAGAAAAGGCTGATGAGTATGATACATGCCCTAAATGGATTTATCTAGCCACATTAGAAGCCACAAGGGAAGAAAATATGACACTATTGATGACATCTGCTAAGTTAATGCATCATTTCTTTATACCAGATAGCCCATTAATACCTGCAATGTCATCCAGTCAAACATACTGTAACATTATTGATCAGATAGATTTTGTAAATCGTAATATTCCTAAAATAACATTTTCCGATAAAGTTGTATTTGAGAAGATGCGTAAATTGGGTCTATTGGTAATAGATGATTTGGAAGAAGCCAAGGTGCGCATTGAGGATATGTTAGAGAATGATGATATTGAGGCACAAACACTTGAAGAATTGGAAGCAGTAGATTATTTGAATAACTGGCTGTATTCTCAAAAGGCATATGATGAGGGCAAGTATCGCCGTATTTCAAATGTTAATAATCCTTCATTATATCATTTTGATCATGCGGGCGAAAGAGAACTTAAATTTGTGCTCAATGATGTGGTTGGGAAGAAAATTAATCCCAGATTATATGATTCATTATTGAATTATATTAAGAATATTGAGATACACACATATGATGAAAACATTGTAGTTCCTAAATCATTTAAAGAAGTGCTTGAAGATTTCACTCAATGTAATGCTATCCTTGGTATTACATCAACGCCTAGTGAATTGGAAGTTATGAATAGTCAATGGCTATCTCGTTACCATGAAACCCAAGATAACATGCTAAAAAATCTTTACTCTATTCCAAATGCGCCTGATGTAATGCCTGATTTTGGTATTGATGAAAGGACTATAATATTTTCCCGAAAGAATGATGGAATGGAATTTATTAATAATGGGCTTGTGAGAGGTAATACAGGCACAGGTGGCAAAGCAGATGATGTAATTGTGCGATCTATGCAGTATCCCAAAAACTCTGAAATAGTTATGGCTGATATGATTCAATTGTGTGGCGGTGACTTTGGTAAAGGCATAAAAACTTTTTATCAGTCAATTGCTAGTGATGCAATAACTCAAGCGCATAAATTCGATGCCGAGAGAATCATTGTTCCCAAGCCCGATGTGTTCAATGCATTAGGGTTTGATGTGAAAATCCATCACGATTTCACAATAGAATATTGGAAAGAAAAATTGACTGAACTTTTTGAAAATAAAGATTATGTGTATAGAAATAGATTATATAGAATATCTGATGAAGTGTTAGATATTTTATTGAATGAAGGATTCTTAAAGATGGATGGCAAGAAGATATGTCTTGCCTAACTCTTTTATAAGATTAAACCAATATACAAGTGGAGGAATTTTATGAGTAAAAAAAATGAGAACATGTATCACAATTTTGGATTGGAGATGAAGTAAAAATGCCATCAGCAAGACAAGGGGGTTATAAGTGGGAATCTACATTTAAGAAAAGTTTTGATAAGTGCTTTCCAGAAGGATTTATTTATAAACTTATAGATACACATTCATTGGAAGGCATAACCAAAGCAGCAATGAAAGAAAATAAAGCATGGGGTAAAATGGTAGTGCCAAAAGTACCTAGCGATTTTATATGTATTCATAAAGGTGAAACTATATGGGCTGAATGTAAAAATACAGTAAATAAAACATCATTCCCCCTTAGAAATATTAAAGATCACCAAATCGAATTTGCCACATTAATCGAAAATGCTGGCGGGCGATACTATTTCGCTATTCGTAGAGAAATACCCCGTAATCATCAATGCTATCTTATAACTGTTGATGATATAATAAGGCTAAAAAAAGAAAATCAAAATAGAAAATCGATTAAATGGGAACAGTTAGAAAATGACCCCCATGTAAAAAAACCGCCTTTTATGAAAGGGGCAAAATTTGATATAAGTTGTATGTTTGATTGATGATTACTCATCAATCATAATTTTAAAAAGTCTAATATCCAGCCTAATCCCATTATGATAATACTTGTTAATCCTGAAACTTTTACACTATTTATTTTTACCATGCTACGAATTTTTTCATCACTCAATTGGCTATCGGCAGCAATCTTACCCTGATTAATTTTTAAAGAAGTAATATCCTTTTCTAATTTACTATGATTAGGACATTCCTTGCTTTCTAATCGGGCTAATCTAGAATCTATCTTCTCAAATTGTGTATCTATTTTATCGAGAATTTCATCTGTGCGCTGAGTACGCTCATCAATTCTGCCTATCATTATTTGCATCTTCATTAAATCTGACTGTGTTATATTCATCCCTCACAATATTATAAAAACTATATGATTTGAATCATCTAATTCTTTGAAAACTTTATCAGTTTGTGGTTCAACAAAATATAGTTCATTTTTATATATAAAACAGTTTATTGCATGCCCATTCAAAAAAACGATGCCAAATGGACATCCCGGAGCCCAAGTGCTTACTTTACCAGCAAGTTCAATGGCAAAATTATCACAATCATGTTTTTCAGATATATATTCTGTTTCAGATATTTCATCAAATTTTAAAAAATCTTTAAGACTTTCTATAGAAACTTCAGTATAATGTTTATCTAAGGGCTGCCAATGTCTTTCATATCTACCTTTGAGAATATTATAAACATCTGATTTAGAAATAGGTTTAGTAAATTGTGGGGATGGTGGTTGTTCTACTAACTCATATCTGCCCGGGCAAAAGGCATCACCAAATGTGTGTATAGTGTCACAAATTTTAACATTGTCCATAAAATTACCTCTACCACTATTATGTAACTCTTAATATAAATAAATTAAGATGATTAATATTAATCAATTCCATTAAGATTATTTCTTTTATCACCTAATACAAATGATTCAATTAAACTACTCATAGTAATATCTACATCACCGAGTTTTAATGTAGTTACAAAATCTTTGCCTATTTCATGTGTAACTTCTCTTACTAAAAATGTATTATTAACTATTTCACCATTTATTTCTATTGATGGGATGCGGCATTTTATCTTATCCCCGGGTCTAATTATAGTATTTCCACGTATTTTTACTGTGCCTGTTATGACTGGCTCTGACCAGCGATTTATTATAGCATTACCGATATTAGCGCACATACTAGATGTTGAAATTGTTTTATCCACTAACACTGTTTGCCGTACATCATATCTATTTTGAGATATTGTGTTTTCTACAGTTGCAGATACTTGTGGACTACCGCCACCATATATAGTAACTTTATTTGTAAGTTTATTTGAATGTGTTTTAAATTCAGCACTTAAAAAAGTTTTTGAATTTTCATTAACAGCAACTCCATCTATAGCATCATCACTAATTGCTGCCCATATTGGTAATACTGAAGTTAAATTGTCATCAGTATCATATTGTGGCGCTAATCTGAATATGTAAGAACTAATTTCTAATTCTTCAAGTTCTCTGATCACATCTCCAATAGACTTACTATCCTTTTTAATCTCATAACTAGATATAGATGTACTATTTGTAGTGTCTATATTGCTTGTATCAGTTGATATTCTAGTTACACTAGGCATCAATGCATCTAAAATATATCCTGTGGTTTGATCAGTATATGTTGCAGTAGATTGAAGATATGTGTATGCTAAAGCATCACTATGCCCTACACAATTAATGGTAGTATCATTATCACCAGTATTAAATGAACTTGAAATATCGCTTACTCTACCTTCAAATACATCAACCCATAGATCAGTTTCATCTATGAGATATTTATGATTTACTTGGAATCGAACAATATCATCTACTCTAATTGGGGATAAATAACTATCTGTTACACCAGCATAATTTGTTGATACTACAAATGTTGCTGTAGGAACTGTGAATGGATACGCCTCTTTGATATTACCTGACATAACCATTGGGAAAAATTTGTTTCCATTGGTTTTTTGAATTATTAATCTAAATTCAAATTGGCTAAAATTTAAAATTTGGGTTTTACTAGTATCTTCACCAAATATGCTAGGAAATGTGAATGGGAAAAACATGATTATATATCACCACTATATTTTATGTCCATTTTCTATCCCCATATGTCATAGTCAAAGTACATTCAGGAGAACTTGTATTAGGTTGTTCTGCTGTAAATGTGTTAGAATTGCCTACATCTATCACTGGTATTTCTGCATCTATTGTCGCCACATCAATATCAAATACTATAGATTCAATGGCACAAGATGATATTCTTACCCATATTTTAGTTTCACCTTTAAACACCACATTTTCTGCATTGTATAATCCATATTCAGTAAATGTTGAAGGAACTATAGTTTCATCAATATCATACCAATTGGATGGTGAACCTGAATCATCATATGATATTTGTACTATCGGACTAGCATCTATAGATACAAGATTTGCAGTCATTGTTGGAATACCAATTATAGGATATTTGGTATCTATGTAATAGTCAACATATCCGCTCTGGGTAATTTCAAGACGTTCATCAGTTCCATCATATGTCAATTCACTTGAATCTTTTATATCAGCGAGATATTTAACACTGGTAAAATCATCAGAATATGAAATATTACCCAACCCATTAGCATTTACAGTATGGGTTGCGCCTATTAATGCTATATTTAATGGTTCTAATACTCTGTTAGGATTTGAGTCATTATATATTTGTAAATCAGTATTATGTCCATATCCACCTAATTTTATATACATATCAAATTTATCAACATCATTGTCACCTATATAGAGTGACCCACCTAATACATCGGATGGAGTGTAAATGCCTGCTATTATATCTGCCGTTCCATCTGAAGTGAATTCTATAAAATATGATGTGTCTGCATCTAAAGTATTATATTCTGAAAATTCAAATGTGTTATCACCAGTGGATGTAATAGTTCTGCTTACACTATCTAATGTAGTTGTTCTATCAGTATCATCATACAATGTGCAAGTTACAGTTCCAGATGCAGTTATTTCTTTCACATAAATTGTAGCAGTTTTTAGAGCAGATTTTAATTGTTCGCCTGATGTAAATAGTTGCCCTATTGAGTGTGTGGAATTAATAGCACCTATTGTATAAGTTTCATATGTACCTACTGAGCCGCTTTGATAACCTGCTCCACCATTTACTGTTATAGTACTTCCAGTAGTGTCTAAAGTGTCAGCGAATATTTTAATTCGACCTCCACCTCCGCCACCACCTTGAGGAATAGTGCCACCATCTCCACCATTGGCTGTCAATGTGCCATAAATGAATACATCCTTACCAAATGCAAAAATTCCTCCACCGGAACCGCCACCCCCACTATTTTCATAATTACCGTAACCTTTGTCACCATTAACATAAATATTACCATCAATAGTTATTTTTTGAGCATATAATAGAATACATCCACCACCATCTCCACCCTCAATAGCCTCACCTATTCCGCCACCACTACCAAACCGTATGTATGCAGTAGATGCACTACCATAAGTTCCTCCACCAGCAGCAGTACCATCTCCACCAGAGCCACCGTAACCACCGCCACCACCATCATCATAATCACCAAAAGAACCATATCCACCACCCGGGCCAAATCCATTAGAATACCTCCCTTCAGTATAATCTCCACCACCCCAATATCCAGCACCATTACCACTAACAGTACCCCGAATATCTATTATATTTGAACGTATAATTATTGCTTTAGATTCATCACCAGTAATTGAATCATCAAAATTCATTTGAGATTGACTTACTGTAACAGTTTCTTCAACGATGAAATTTTTTATATTGTAGTGTTCACCAGCAATAGTGGTATCGGCATCTATTATCCAATCTTGACCTTCATGATCGCCCCCATCAGTATTTGTCCATGTCATATAATTACTCCTTATAATTTATTAGTTTGTGATAAAAATACGCCTTCATCTTCACTCGTTTCAATCTTATAGTCTGGTTCAGAATATACGTTCCCATCAGTAATTAATGTTGTGCCACCAAAATTAAAATCTGCGCTAGTAATATTAAATATTTTACTATCTCTGGTATCAGAATATATAAATGGTTCTTCACAAGCAAACACCCATGAGAATGGATGATAATTTATTTCTTCATCGTTGGTTGGTGCGCCATAATCTTCTAAAATAGCATTATAGTACCATCCATCCTTAACATATAATTTTACAGGGCCACTAAATACTTCTTTAGTGAGTTGATCATAATCGGTGAGATTAAGTGCATAACCTTCTACCGTGAGTTTTAATCCATCATATCCTAGACTATCTATGGGATTCTTATTACTGCCCGGAATTTTGTTTTTAGATAACCTATGAGTAATTTTTCGACCAACTCTCTCTAATCTCACAGGTATATCATTTATTTTAGAAGTCATTGTACTCCTCTCCTTGCCATTGGTGAAACACTTCTAGATACAGTGCTAGCCACTTCATCAATGTTATCTTCATCAGATTTGGTATTAACACTCTCAATATTTATAGTGAACACATCTCCGGGCTTTAATTCGCCACGGTCTCTGGCTTTTTGAACTTCTTCTCTTGAACTATATTCTTTAGCAGGTGTTGCATAAACACCTCTGCGAGGTTTACTGCCTTCATCTATCTTTGAAAGATCAAATTGTTCATACCATGTATTTGCGGCCTTAGAAACACTATCGTTGGCATTATCTAAACTTGTGTCTATAGCATCGGCAGATTGTTTTGCTTCCGACATTGCGCCAGTATATTCTTCTATGTGTCTCAAATCTTCTATATCAATAGGGTCAAATTCGAGATATGATGAAACATCTAATTTACCTTTAACGTCTTCACCCATCTTCTCAAACATTTCACCCATGCCTTTGCGGGCTTTATCAACATCATATGTTTTTAGAGTGGGTTCTAAGCCGATGCTTTCACGTATTTTATTTACGCCTTCAATTAATTTATTTGTAACTTTAAATAATTGTTCCATCATCCACCAGAAGCCATCAACAATGTCTGTAATGATGTCTTTAGTGTAATCTCTAATGCCACCGAAATTGGTTATCCATGCGGCTGCTAATACGGCTATTACACCAGTCAATATGACTATTGGCCAATTTATTGCTGCTACAAGTCCTGCTATTGCAGATAATACAGGTATAGAGCCAGTCAATACTCCGGTTAATATCAACCATGCAGATTGAATACTTATTAAAAGTGGATATAGATATGAAAATGTTATTACTGCTAATCCAAGGGTTACTACAAATTTGGTTATTTGTGGATGTTTGTCTATCCAATCAAAAAATACTGCTAATGCTACTGTAACATCATTTATAGCATCTTTTAAAGAATCAAAAGAACTTTCACCAGTTGGGAGTATATCAAATACATCTTCCATTATACCTTTAAGGCTATCCATTATAGAAAATACAGCATTTATAGCAGGCTCTAAATCTTTTACAGTTTCCCAAAAAGAATTAAATGCTGGCTCTACTTCAGCAATTAATGCTAAAGTTATTTCACGTAATACAAGATATAAATTTCTAAGAATTGGTGCAAATTGTTTACCTATTACTATTTGCAAATCACCAACAGCAGACTTGAGAAGTGTCATAGTACCTCTCAATGTATCCAATTGTTTTTTAGCCATATCGGCAGCAGAACCTTCTGGGCTTGCAAGTATAGCCATCAATTCTTCATAACGTTCAAAATTTTCTATAAGTGCCCCAATACCCGGCTGAGCCTCTTTACCAAATATAACAGTACCTTGAGTAGCGGTCATTCCCGCATCTCTTAACTGTTTAATTAAATTATATATATTGTTTCCTGCTTTACCCGGGTCTAAATCTTCAATAGATAAGCCTAATTCTTCAATGGCTCTTTGTGATTTAGCGGTAGGAGATGCTAAACGTCCTAAAGACATACGAAGTGAACGACCAGCCTGTTCACCACGAAGACCAGAGTTATACATTACACCTAATGCGGCTGATACTTCTTCAACACTGTTACCATACTGACTAGCAATAGTACCAGCATATTTCATAGAAAGTCCAAGTTTTTCTAAAGTTGCTTTAGAACTACCAATGGCTTTAGCAAAAACATCAGCAACATGTGAACTTTCTTCAAATTCTAATCCAAACTGGCCCAATGATGCGGTAACATGTTCAGTAGTACGTCTTAAATCTTCCTGAGTAGCAGCAGCAAGATCAAGCACTGGCTTCAAATCACCAGAAACCATATCTGTTACATTATATCCCATTGAAGCAACATCATAAAGAGCATCTGCGGCATCCTGAGCACTAAATACAGTTGTTTTAGCAAGTGTCCTTGCCATATCTTCAATATTATTTTTTGTTGCTTGAAATTGTTCACCAAATGTACCAGTAACAGAAGCAGCATTAGCAACAGTTTGTTCAAATTCTTCAAATGCACTTATAGATGTAGCCAAACCTACTGAGGCCATCGCACCTGCGGCAACCCCTACTACAGCAAATGCCTTAACCATGGCTGCTGTAGCAGCCCTTACTTTAGCGGCTGATGCTGCAACTACCTTGTCAAATTGATGCATTTTCATTTCTACTGCTGTAATACCAGCAATTGCACCATCTATATCTGAGCCTAATTTAATTACAGCATCCTCGCCAACCATTTTTATAATCTCCCAACTAATTCACGTCTTGCTTCAGATTCTACCATTATCTGATGTGCCAAATCTTTTGGGAAATTCTTATTTGGAGATGAAATTGGTAACCACACCACATAGTCAACATAAATGTTATTTGAAGTTGTAGTATTTTTAAAAAGTTCAAGGCTTAATACGTCACCTTCAACTGCTTCTGTAAATGTAACATCAAATATATAATATTCCCATCCCAATGATAAAGTTTTATTTTCTGTAGCAAAAATACTTGCTTCAGTTTTATTCCTAATATTCATAGTAAGGTCATCAGTCACAGCACTATCCTGTTTAGCCCTAACTACTAATTTATATGTACCCAATGGTAAATCAGTACCTAAACCAAAATCATTATAACACATTTCGTCTTGTGCATCAAATTTAACAGCACTATCGCCACTAGCATCTCCACCAGAATATAATGATGCACCATTGGCTGTAGTCATATCTTCACATTCGATATAAATATCAGAATTATCAAAAGTTATTCCACCAAAAAACACAGTTGCCGCATCTGTATTATAATCATCAGAATAAATCCCCAATTCATCTTTCTTAACTTCAGATGTGACAGTCATAGTTTTTGGCGTAGCAAACAATTTGATTCCTGATGTATCAGTTCCTTCAAGGTGTAGGGCATAATTGTCATTATCAAATGTTTGTGATATGTATGTAGGGCTAGGATAATCAATATTATCCATTTCATTATCAATGAATGGTGTCTCAGAGTCAGGTATGTATTTAAATCTGCACTGAATACTACTAAACAATTCATCATTTGCCGAATATTCTATTTTAGCAAATGGTTTGCCTCTAATTATAGTTATAGTGGCACTATAAGGCTGATTATCATCACCCAATTCATTGAATGTTGTATAACTTTTGACTACAATTTTATCTTGGCTATATTCTAAAAATACTGGATTATAACTCTCTATAGGATAAATATCAGTTCTATCTGATATAGTGACCCATGCAGAATCTATGCTATTCCAATAATACAGAATTGGCCCATCAACTCTATCAATAAATTTTATTCTGACTAACCCATTTTCTATTACAGTGTCACCATCAAATGAATGTGTGGTATTATATACACGTTCCCACAAAGTCTCATCTGTTTCACCAGCAGTCATTGTGTCAAATATTTTGCATTCACCTGCTTCATATTCATCAGAATTAAAATCAAATTCTACCATAGTAGTATCATTACTTTTAATGAGTGGTAATGTACCATCTTTTGTTTCAAATTCAATAGACGTTAAATCAGTGCTATATGAAACTCCTATAGGGAGTGGCATATAATTATCTACACCATCAGTGCCCAAAGTAAATGAAAAATCATTATCTATAACTGTTGGATATGAAAATACTATTCTAGGCCTATATCTTTTAGCATCAAGGAAATAACCATCTATTCTATAATCTCTGGATAATGGTGTTTCAGCATCCTTTGGAATGTTCACACTATCAACAGAAAGCCATCCACTTTCACTATTAAAGTCATGAATATAATTATATGCTGCCCTACGATGTAAAAGCGATCTTATATCACTAGCATATCCATCAGCACTCTTTGGAGAAATAGATGTTCGTATAACTGTACCCATTAGCGTAGCATCATAAATAGGGTTAGGGAACTCAGCAAAATGTGGTGGAGTAGTTTTATCAATATGCCTAACTATTTGTACTGTCCGACTTCCATCTCTAACATCAAAATCAGAGATGAATGGTATCCACACATCTCCTATAAAAATTCCCATTTAATATCACCTTTTATTATTCTTAGATTCCCTACGCATTACCCAACTGAATGCTAAGACATCTTCCTCAGCCATTTCATCCATCTCAATTTTGGATATTCCTTGGTTTTTGCAAAAAGTGTATTCGCTGATTCTGGTATCGGTTGTACCTTTACCGTTTACAGATAAATTTACACTTTTTACAAAATCTCTGGCTGATGGTAAAATATCTCTTATTTTCATCTCCGATTTTACAGTTCCATTACTTGATTGTTTCTGGTCAAGTCGGTATTTGTAGGATAGATATTGAAAAAATCCTCTGCCGTTTTACCTCCTAAAGCCTCTTTTGACTTTTCATAGAGTTCTATAAATTCATCAGCATAAATTTCATCTTTAACTTCCTGCAATGTGGAATAATCCAAATCAGTAGCAAGCATAATAGTCTGATCTACTTCCAAATCTGTTTTAAGATTAGAAAGTTTTATTGCTATGTTTGGGTCGCTAGCAATCTGTTCTTTCAGATAATCAGAAATACTTTTAGATGGGTCAACATTTTTAATATCGACCATCTTCATTATTTCCTTAGTCATTATATTCCTTGCTTCCATAACAGACCTATGTTTTGGCCTTTCTGTAAATTTTACTTTCATATCATTTATTGTCATTGGTTTCATTAAATTCCTCCTTATACTATTGTCAAATCTACGTTACTTGCACTAAGTGGCATTGCAATTACATCATCTGGGTCAAGTGTTTCATCCCAATCTCCATCCCATTTTATGTCAGAGAATGTGAAAGTTTTTCCACCTGCTGCAAATTCAAAAGTATGACCAGCACCATCAAGAATATCTGGGGCAACTGTCAGGTCATCAAGTGTCATATTTAGTGTTAGGCTGATGTTACGCTGACCAAATGACCAAGCGGCAGTATTGCTATCATATGAAGAGCCTGCATCCTTTATAGGTGTTGCTTCGTACTCTATTCCAAATGTTAGACTATCTATTGTCATACCATTGGAAGTGGTATCACCAGAATCATAAGATACTGAAGATAAATCACCGAATTTAATTGCATCACCAGATGGGCATGCTGCATGTGAGCCTGTACCATCAACATAATCAGTAGCACTAAATCCACTTGCCGTAGCAAACATTGCTTCCAAAGTTGCTTCTGCTACACTTTCAGATGCTATTGTACATTCATATCTATTAAAGCATCCACCATTCAGAATTTCATACTGATCACCTACAATAGTTCCCATGGCAATATTAAAAATATTGTCACCTATTGCATATGTAGATGAATCTGCTGCACACAAAATATATGGCAGAACAGTCCAATCTGTCGGGTTCATTGTGATAGTTGCTGCAAATGCTTCAGAAACTTTCTGAGTATATGTTGATTGTAGTCTGTCACCTTCTGTATCGCATTTCAAATAAGGAATCTTTGCGGGGGTCATTGTTTTCTTTACGGCGATATTGTTAACATATCCACCAAATCCAACAAAAGTTGGGTCTGTTGGAGTAGTTCCAAATGAAGCCTCTTCAATAAATTCCCCGACTTTCTTCGTAGAGCCATCTAGTACCATTGTTTACACCTCGTAGGTTATATTTAATATAAAAGTATTTCTATAGACATGTTTTCGTGTTGCAATAGTCGATAAGTCAGCGACTTTTGTTCCTTTCACTCTATCATTTATTACTACTCCATATGATATTAAATCATCTACAGAAGCAGCAATAGTATCAAGAATTTCTCTGACCATATAATCTAAAACAACTTTCCCATTAATATATACGCCGCCAGATGCACGATTATCAATAGGAATAGAGAAAACATTAATATTTAATCTAGCCATCTTTAATTTAACTTCACCCATATCTAAGATAAACTCATTAGTATCACGATATTTTAAAGTTATCAAAGGATAAGTAGCATTGCTATAAAGTGGTTCAGATTCACGCCCTTCAGGAATCATCTGATTTTCGTACATACAAGATGCACTAACAGTTTCAGAATTAATTGTAAAAGTTTTAGGTATTATATCATAGATAGCCTTTTTCTGAGATTCTGTCATATACACTTGTATCAAGTCCTTCTTGATGGGAGCGGATAAAATTTTGAGTGAGTCCTTCACTCAAAGTAATATACGACTTGATACTATTTAAGTTTTACTAGAACTCAGCCCAATAAAAGGTATATACTGGTTTTCAAGTTTACCACGTTCCATATCTCCTTTAGAAACCATATTTATAAAAGTTTTAGCAGTTTCATAAAGTGCCCGCTCTTTTGCTCTGGCATCGGATGTAGAGCGAATCTGTGGTATCCCTTCAGTTCCAGTGGCAGGTGTAAAATAGCCATCAGCCATCGTACCCGCAACATCTTGGATTGGCCTATCTAAATATGCGAGATATGCAAGATAGCCTCCTAATGCACGAATGGCTGAATCAGTTTCAGAATCAGTAGCATCACTACGTTTGATATAAGAAATGTAGGCAGTAGCCTGCTCAATAGCACCCTGAATAGCATTATCACTCATATCAGATTCAGGAATGTCATTGAGCGGATAAATACGAATATCTGCTACTGTTACAGTCATTTAATCACTTCTTAGTGGATGCAGATTTCTTAGATGTGGTTTTCTTGGGTTCTTCCTTTGGTATCATATCAGCAACAGTTTCACCTTTATCATTATCCTTCAGTTCTCCTTTTTTTGGTTCTTCAGGTTCTTCGGCTACTGGCTGCTCAAATACCGGGGCAGTCACAACTTCAACAGATGATTTAAGTTTCTTTACAACTTTTTCTGGGAAAGATACTTCTTCACCCCTTCTATAAATCTTCTGTTTAGTTTCTTCGTATTTATTGCCATACATATCAGTCTTAGTTTCGACAACTGGTTTACCAGTCTTTTTGTCAAACTCTTCGATCATAATTTTTTTGGCAGTTACTACGCATTTCAAAAATTTAACCATTTGATTATACCTCCGACTAATAGATTGATTTAAAAATATAAAAAGGTTGCCTTTTCAGGCAATTAAATGTCGGAAAGTTTACAGAATGCCACATCATTTCTGATACGGGGCACAAGTGCTTCCATTACACGGCCAAACACATTTCCAGATTTCTCAAGTGTTTCCATGGACATGGTTACATCCTGTGCAATTGCGAGATCAGCATACTGAGTATCAGGTGTAGCACAAAGTAGTCCAGTACCAGCAGTCATGGTTGGGGTAACATATACATTTCCACCGCCAACACCAACTTCACCGGGTGTACCATCACCAGCACCACCTCTAATCATTTCACGGACAATATCAAGTTCAGATTTGTCAGAGGTAGTTGCCCTTGGCCCTACAATCTCATTGTACTGTTCTTCGTTAAGCACGAGGTTGTATGGTGGGTAGATTTTATCAGCCATGAGGAGTTGCATAGCACCCTTCACAGCAGCGATTGCATTACCTGCCGTACCAAAGTCCATGGTAGTACTGTAGTCGTTACCAGCGCCATCGTATAGCCCGTTATAGTCTCCCTTACCAGTTATGATAAGTTCATCTTCAAGTTCGGCAACTTTGGCTGCGGCTGCCTCAGCATTAGATGTGTCCAAAGGCTGACCAGTCCTACGTGAGGATGCAAGGTCACGACTATCAATTTCAAATTCCTTGTGAATAATTGGAATGTCGATCTTGGAATTTGTATATCCTACACTGTCCTGATTCTCAGTAAGTTTCATACTGAGTGCAGCGTCAGACATATCGTTCAGTTTGTTGTAATCAATCTGCTGTACACCGATTCCAAATGGAGAGCCCGGGGCAATTGCGATTAGATTACGACCTATAATCTTTTTCCTGATAACGTTTGTTACAACGTCATCATACATTGTGTACTGTTGTTCAGTAAGTGGATGTCCTGCCATTTAAATCAAACTCCTTATCCTTATTGCACCTGCTGAAGAAATTGTCTCCTCAGCCACACCTACAATCATGTCAGGTGTCATAGTGGCGTCATCGAATGCAGCAACTTTTCCATCTGCTGCGGCTGCTACACGGGCACCTTTATCTACTGCTCCAGCAGCAGTTGCTATAACATGAATGCCGGGGCCATTAATCACAGTTGCCATATCACCGGCTTCATATGCAGTGTCAATATCATCTGGTTTATAAGTAGCATACGTCTGCTCATATCCCAAAAATCCGATTGCGTCTCCTGCGGCTGTACCGATTGCACATTCGTCATCGGCTGTACCTGCTTTTACCAGTCTGCCGGGCTTACATTCGGTTACAGTTCCAGTTACAGTGAGAACCTGAATATTAGGTGTACCACTAGCAACAACTTTATTATTTGGATTTACAAAATTTCCCATAATTTATTCCTCCGAGTAATTATTTGCTGACCCATTTGCCATTGACAATTCCGCCAATGGTAAAGCCATCAGATTTCTTTCCTGCCTCAGGTGCAGTAAATTCACTTGCCTCAATTTCCTCTTCAGGCTCTTCTTCCTGTTCGCTTGCCTTTGCCTCTTCCTGTACAGCAATGGCACGTTTCACAGATGCATGAATAGTCTGAATAGTAGCGAGTGGCATTCCTTCTTCGGGTTCAAATTCTGGATCCCAAGCCTTAATTTCCTCAACAAGTGATGCAGCAATCTCACTGTCACGCCTATTGATTTCATCCTTAAGTTCTTTGATTTCAGAATCTTTTGCCTCAATCTCATCCTTATGTGTATCTTCAAGACTTTTCATCTTTGCTTCGAGGGCTTCATAATCAGCCTTCGCAATTACTTCGGGTTCGCTATCATTTGCCATAGAGATTTCTCCATTAGTAGTAGATTTATTTACGCTAATATTTACGGTATATTCTGGTGTACCAGATACAGTATCCCCAACTTTCGTATCGGAATATTCAAGTAGTTCATAACTGCCTTCGCCGTAATAAGTAACGTAATTGGTAATTTGCCGTTCAACATCTTTTTCAGATTCACCCATATCATCCCAAATGACTACTTCATCAATTTTTATTGTGTCGCCTGCATCATTTGTTCGGGCTAAATCGTACTCAGATGATTTGATCTTTTCTTGCCTCTTTTCGCTTGCGGTAACAATTTTTTCATCAAATTGTTCTTTGGCAAGAATACCGCATCCATCTTTTGCTGGACATGCTGGCTGTTCAGGGTAAAAAATTATCCCAACTCCAGTACCATCAAAAGAGAGAATATTTCCATCATCATCACTGTCAAGTACATTTGCTTCAATAGAAACACCGGTTGGTTCACCGTCACGAATACGTTTAGCAGTTTCTTCATTATCTACTTTAATATTCATCATAACCATTTGCGTTTCTTCATCATACCATGAAGATACAATGACACCATCATCCAATCTTCCATGATTGAGAGTAATAATCCCATCATTCCATGATTCAGCATATGTTTTAAGTGCTTCTTCTGTAAAAACATATTTTTTACCATATGCACCAAAAGATTTACTTCCAACCTTTGCTGCTGCTATTGTAAAAATATTTTCATCTTCAGTAGCGATAATTTTTATAGGTATGGTTGATGTAACACTACCCACATTATTATCTTCAGTTATATCATCACTCCCTTCTACCTGTTCCTGTATTTCAGCACAGTATGCCTCTGGGTCTTCTTTATCCTGATTCTGCTTCACACAATCTTTAAAGTTTTCATAGGGCCCAAAAGGCATTCATTCACCTCGTATAGTCCTATATCCCTTTATATAACTAACCCTATATTAATCTTTCTATTTTATGTAAAGTTTTATAGGTTTGTATTTAATATTGGCCTTATTCTCTATATATTAAAGTAAACAGAATTATTTTATTTCTGTGTACTTTAAGCATAGGGTGTAATAAAAAATTGAGAAATTATTACTCTCAGTTATATTTGTCCTTTCATTGTTTCATCAAACAGCAAAGTGATGCCTTTTTTCTCTCTTTCCCATGTTGGTTGAATAAATGGTCTAGCAGGAATATTAGCATCTGGTGCTCCATATTCATGCACTAATGCTATTGCTGCTCTATCATCAGGTGCATCTTCATGAACACCTACAGTAATATATTTACCATGATCACGATACTCAATAGAGTCACGCATTGCACCACTTTCTATCAAAATTTTACTATGTCCTTTACGAGAAATAGTGACTGGACTTAATACAGGCCAGTCACCCAATTCTTCATCTATTGTACGTTTCATCTCAGATTCTAATTTTCTACCAGCCACCTCTTTAGCGACTTCTTCACCCGCTTTTAATGCTGCGATAGTTTTTGCTAATTTGGAAAATGCTTTTCTACCTGAAAATTTAACTTTTATCATCCTCAAGTTCCCCAATTCTTTGTGAAAGTATCGCTACTTTTTGCTCAATAGGTATTTTAGAATAAAGGGCAGGGTCACCACCCTCATCTGACATTTTTTGCGCCTCTTCCTTGGTCAAGCCTCTTTCATCAGTCTGTTCACCATCACCATTTTTATCAGTAAATGGACTTTGCTGAAAAAGATTTGGATGATACTGATTATTTGGGTCAGCAGGGTCATCTTCAGGTGCTATTGGATTAAGTCCTATGCCTTCACGCCCTTCACCAAGTCTAGCAAGACCATGCTTATATGCTGTAGTCCATGCCTCAATAAGTTCTTTTAGTTCAGCAAAGTCAGTAACATTGTAATTCAGGAAAACCTCATTCCAATCCTTTTTACTATATTTCTTACCCCTTGCCTCAAGGACACGTTTAACAAAATCGAAAGTGCCGATTTGTATTGCTGATAGCAATTGTAGTCCAAAAGTATTCATGAATGTTACAGTGACTTTACCAATAGCATATGATGAACTGGACTCATAGCCTAATGCTGATAAAGGAATGCCCAACCTTGTAGCAATAGACATATCTACTTTTTTCACAATGTTCATACAATCTGCATAGGTATTTTGACCGCCAACCTGTGCAATCTTAGTATTTGCATCATGTACATATCCCTGAGTTACGTCAATAGACGTATCATCCTTGTTGAGATTGACTAATCCATTCCTATAGTCTTCCAGAATACCTTCAGCATTCCTACGGGCTGCGTTAATGCGCTCTTCCATTGTGCCTGAGTATTGATTAATGTCTAATACAGCATCAAGTGGTACTGAATGGTCTGTACGAGGAACATTTTCATGTCTCCATGCTATATCATCCCTAATTGATTGATATTTCCATCGAACCATATTCTTTAATGATTCTAATGGGCTAGTGCCCCATACACCAAATGTATTGCGCCCCATAATATCTTTTGACCAATTGCCTCTATTATTAAGAGAAATATGCCATACAATATCGCCGGGGTATGATTGTGTTTCAGTCACGCCCGGTCTTGTATATGATTCATTTAGCAAATATTTATCTCTACTTCTAATAACATAATTGCTTACCATTCCTTTCTGTACGCCGCTATCTATTATTGTCAGAATGTTTATTGGTACAGGATAGACTTCATCAAGATTTTTTAAAGATGTGCTTGCCCTTTTGTACAATTTTGCTGGTACTTGAACAACATCGCCATCTCTGGATAAATCATGTACGATGTTTGGTAAAATGTGTTCAAATCCTATCTCACCAAGTACATCTTTAACATCTTCAAGAAGTTCTTCATTTCCGCTCTTTGTAATTGCAGGTTGATCATATGCCTTAGCAACTACTGCCGAAATTCTTGTAAGTGCTGAAGAAATTTCGCTATCAAAATCAGTCATAGTGCGATATGTGTCGTATTTATTGCGCACATCATGACTTCTATTTGTAAACTTTTCACGGCTCGGAATAGTTAAGAAATCATCAAATTCTTGTACAAGGTCACGCACTCCGGCAGTGACCATAACTGGTTCTTTAGATTCATTATCATCATTTGTCATATTAATACCTCAATGAAACTGGCGGTATGGATATTCTATTCTCATGCATCTGGTATCCCCATAATGCCAATGCGCTGCCCCAGAACTCATCACCATGATGATTTTTATTGCGCTTTGCATCAAGCGAATCATATGGTACTGAATGCAAATCTTTAATATATTCTGGATAATTAAGAAATAGCAATCGACCTTCATCAGCCTCTTTCTTCATATGAGTAGCCATTGCTCTTTTAATTGGTATGGAAATTTTTCCATCCTTTCTAACATTTTTATCTGCTTTTCTATATAAATATTGATTATCTGGTTCAATGATGTGCCTTGTAGAGAAATTTATTCCAATCACTTCAGTTTGCAGCTGCTCTTTAGCATAATGGTAAAATCCTGTACCCGGGCCTGTCATATCTATAGTCACATATTTGAAATTAAATGCTCTATGCAAACTTTTTAATAGTTGAACTTGGTGAGGCGTATCATGCTTTTGTACAGCAACTCTTTTGCGATGTATCCAACCTTGTGGCACTTTTTCAAAAATTTCAAATGCAGACATATCTTTTTCAGTAGCAAAGTCAATACCACATACATATATGCCGAATCCTTCTCTGGCATCCTGCTCTATCATATATGGTTCTCTGGATGCCCTATAAAGAAGTGCAGTAGGCATGAATGATGTTGCGCCATCTTCTGGTTGGCACATCGTCTCCTGCATAAACGCTATCGGGTCACTCTTTCTATCCCGTTCAAGCATATCTATATTCATCCATGGGGCGATAGGTTTAATCCAACCTTGCTCAATTTGATACGGTATAGGCTTCTTTATATCAAACTTTTCTGGATCAAACATAGGTACTGAAAATTCCTTATAACCAAAATCTTCAGCATTTTCAAGAAGTCTCCAAAACTCGTTTTCTGTACCATTGACAGTTGAAAGAATATTTAATTGGCCGCCTTCAGAAACACATCTATCACCAGCAATCTTTATTTTGCGTGGATATTCATGGAAAGCAAATTCATCATATACGACAAAAACTGAACGATAACTACGTAAAGAGTCAGGTTTTTGCCCCGGAACTACAAAAATTGTACTTCCATTATCTAATACACATCGAGTAGTCACATCTTGCCGCCTATTAAAAAAGCCGTCTATTTGTGTATTGTCAGCCAATTCAATTGACCAATCTATTGGCACAGATGCCTGTTCACCTGTTATAGATGCTACTGGTATTGTTTGTTTTCTGAATCTGTGTGAAACCATCAAAGCATCCATCATTGTAGTAGCAGTTGCCCCGACACCCCTTGCTTTACGCCAGATACGGTGAGGATAGTCTTTCATGGCAAGCATACAATGAGCGTGATAATTTATTTGATATTTTTCAGGCCTATAAGGAAATAATTCACCTTTAGCATTTTTCATGTTAAAAGTATTACAGAGCAAGTTGACATAATTTCTTTGGCGTTTGTCATAATCTTGCTCCTCCATATATTCATTTATCTGATCTAAATTCATATATGGAACTATGTATTATAAATATTTAAACTTTTCTTAAAAAAGTTCCTCTAATGCTGCCATTCCTTCAGAAATTGTTAATTTTCCATCTTCCATACCCTCTCTAATCTCAGAAAATGCGGCTTTTTTCTTGGATATTGGGATAGATTTCCAATATCCATACAAAATTCCTGCACCTGTAACAACTCCGCCAACAAATGTCGCAATTAAATCTTCCATTATTTATTCTCCGTGAACTACACCACGCTTACGCATGGTGCTTCCTGCTTCATTCTTTTTCCCAACGGAAACAAGTCCACAGGCTCTTCCCGTAGTTCCTACGGTGTTTTAAATATATTCAGTTTACTTGGTTATCATAAACTTATACATTATATTATGCAATTAACATTATTTAAATATTGTGTAAACCCACCATTGACGCATTCATCTCCCCCCTTACGGAAGGAGTCTTCTGCTTTAACAGATAAACATATTAATCATATTCCTAGCATATCAGCATCAATCTTTGATCCACGGGCAAATGATAATATCTCTGCTTTGTTCTGGTCAAGATATGCCTGCAGATCAGACATCGTGTCGATATACACAGTGCTGCCAGAACTATCCTGATAAGAGTCCGGGAAAGTCCACCAGAGCGCAGTCTCATCGTATTTGTATATCGTCTGTTCTTCTTCGGTCATCTCGTCAATGCGAGTGACGGTTTCCAGATTCCAGCGGCAGAGTAATCTAACTCTGCCATTTTTGACCTTATCTATATAAATTTCCTGTGGTTGTATAGTTGATTGTACCATATTAAAAACCTCATCACTGCGGGATGAACTCGAAGCGAGCGCCGAAAATCCGATCCGAAAGCGAAGACCCGTCACGCGAAGCCAGACAACCGACCCCCGCACCCGACCCGTCAGCCCAACGCCCGCCGGAGAGCAAAATGTTTGTTTCTCCTGCATCATGCACATAGAAATAATCACACATGTAGGTACTGCTGCTACCGCTTGTCTCTGAACCGATTAACAGATATTGCAGCAGGTTTTCTGTCTCCACATCCGATTGGTAGCCGTCTGTGGTTATGGGGGCAACTGTGCTGGCCTCATATTCTCCTGCAGCAAGGTCTCCTGCAAGTACTCCTGTCCCGTCACGTGGAGTGATACGGTATTCTGAATCTACTGCGTTATATCCGATACAGAATGTCCATACGTTGCCCCATATATTTTCGATTCCGCGGTATACAATCGGAGTATATCCGTTTGAACCTGTTCCTGTTCCAGTTCCATTTGTGCCGATGTTGGTATCTGCCGAATCTGCACCTGTGAGTACACCTGCAAAACCAGTTCCGTCCACTTTGTCGACTATTCCTCTACCAAGTGCGGATTGTGAATTAAGGGAACCCATTTCAGTATAGAAGAGCAATCTGATAGCAGACATTGTCCAGATATTCATGCAGCCGTAACCATCACCGATATTTCCAGCGTAGGTTTCTGCATCATCTATCGTGAATCTACCTGTGTTCGGCAGATCAGGATACGCAACTCCTCCGGTCACGGGTGTTTTCCCGGTGGCTGATTGTAGTTTGAATGTGGTATCAAGAATTCCTGATGCCTCATATGCAGAGACAAATATCCTATCCTTGCTGACACCACCACGCATCACATGTGATGGGAATTCTTCAAATCCTGCAAGTTGTGTCGGTGATAACCAATACATTTTATATCTATCATCTGCATAAAATTTAGCATGAAAACGTGGAATCGAAACCATAACGTTTCCAGATGCACCAGTTAAGTCAAGTCCATCGCCACGAGCATTGTCACCGTAGGTAACTTCGCCTGTATCAGGGTCAATCACACATCTCCAAATATTACCCCATATTGCATGGTTGTCAAAAAATGCTGTATCTGGATTTATTTCATTCCCATTAATGTCAATATGCGTAAGTGATGGTGAACTACTTACAGTATCCCATTTGATGCCTATAGGCATCATACTCTGGAGTGTTCCAACATCATCCATTGTCGCCCTGTTTTTTATTTCCGTAACAAGTGTATTGTATTCGGCTGCTGTTAATTCACTACCATTTGTTTTTATATCATCCCATGCCATTATACCACATACATAATACTCATAAATAAATTACATATAATACAATATAAATATGTCTCTTAAACTATTTAAGTTTTGCTATACCAATAACCTTTTATCCTTTTGGGTTTTATTTATTTATGATGCTGTCAAAAATTTTAGAATTTTTTAAGCGCCGTAAAGGTTTGAAGAAGTACGAACACCGTATGTCAATAAGGAGAGTGAAAGTCTGAAGAAAGTTTTAGTAATTTCTGATATGCATGTTGGCTGCATGGCATCTGTCATGCCGAGTTGGGCTAACATGTATGGTTGCGCTGTTGGACAAAATAAAGTGCAGAAAATGTTCTGGGAACAATGGCGTAATATGTGTAACGAGCATTATGATGTGGTTTTTGTGCTCGGAGATTCAGTTAATGGAAAGAATAAAAAATCTGATGGAGTTGGCAATTGGACTAATGATATTGATTTGCAGATAGAGCATGCTGCGGGCATGTTGCGCATGATTGATGCCGATGTGTTTGTTGGTGTTCAAGGTTCTGACTATCATGTTGGGTCAAATGGTAGTGCCGATAGAAATGTTATGGATTTAATCGGCGGTACATTTGACATTGATAAGCATGTTGAGGTCGATGGTGTAGATTTCCATTTGAAGCATGCTGTGGGCACTAGTTCTACTCTGAAAGGCCGTGGCACTAGTCTGAATGGCGATCTTGAGGCCATGAAGATGTATCCTGAAACATATGGTAATGTAGATGTTGCTCTGAGGGGTCACGCCCATTATTTACATTTCATTGGCTGGGAAGATATGCTTGGTGTTATTGCGCCTGCATGGAAATGGAAAGATGGATTTATGAGGAAAGGTAAAGTAACATATGGAAATGACTGCGGCTATCTTGTTTTTGAATGTGATGATGGTGAATATACATGGAGCGCACATAGTTTTAAAGTGCCATATGAAATTGCTGTGGACAAATTAAAAATTTAAACCAGCAGATTTATATAGGTTTGCCTCCTATTCAGAGTAGGAGGTAAATACTATGAATGTAGGTAAAATGTTGAAAGAATCTGAACAACGAGGTAAAGAAAAACGCCTAAAGAATAGGCTGATTAAGAAGCACGATTTGCACAAAGAGTGGGATATTAATAATCGTCTTAGGAGAGAATTGGTCTTTTGTGATTGTAAGAAAGAATCATATAAGAATGAAATTAGCCGCCTAAAGGATGCGAATCGTGAATTTAGGATACAACTCGATGAGTGTGAAGATAATAGAATGGTCATATTGGTTATGATTGTATTCTTCTTATGTGGTGCTGGTTTGGGTTATCTTATGGCGGTAATGTGAGGATTAAATATGGATGATGAATATAGTTATGATAAGGTTATGGAAAGAAATTATGATAAACTTACTGAAAAAGAAAAATTTATATCCATAAACGAATTAGAAGATGAGGTGATAGAATGAAAATAGAATATTATAAGTGTGGCTATGATGAAGAGAATGGGCGGTTTTGCTGCCCATATGTGCTGATAAGGGATGCCCGGCTGGTTGAACAAGATGGGGCATTTGAAGAATCTTTTGAAAGTTGGTATAGGTCGCTGACATTGTGTACACAAAATGGCGTGTATGATATTTCTGTGCGGGCTGGGTATATGGATGAGCCGCATGTGGTTCTGAAAGATTTGCAGGATGCCATTGAGAAGGTGATTGGGCAGGCATATGCTAAGAATTTGGACGATATGAGAGATCAACATAGGCATATTGATATGTCTATGAGCGAATTGCTACCCACATTTGGCGTTGAATTTGAAGAAAAGGAGTGTTGAATATGATTAATAAATATATGGTTCTGGACAGAGATGAAATTAGAGAATCGCTCACTGATACTGAAATAGATATATTGAGTGCGCTCAATGATAAGGTTGTGGAAGGTAGGGAGAGAAAAAAGTTTCTCATGATTGAGTCCGATAAGTGTTTTGATGCTCTTAAACTTAAGAGTAGCATTCCTATATGGAGATGTAGTACAGGTATTATGACAATAGAAGACCTCGCTGATATTTTAGAGGAGGCGGGATTATGATAAGGAAAATTAATTTTCCTATTACAGAAATTCCTTATTGGTATGTAAATTTCAATGAGGAAGTGCCATACGAATTTACGATTGGCGACTATAGGGTTGTTGATGAAATTGATACATTGGGTTGCTTGATGCTGAAAAACCCGAATGGTGAAGTGTATAATGATCATGTGCGAGAGGGAGATGTCATATTTAGTATGTATGGTGTGCTGCATTGCCTGCCGAAAGATATTTGGGAACGCTGCTTTATGAGGTGATTATATGAATCGAAGGAAACTTAGGGAGTTGCGTGGCGAGTATGAGGAATTGGCCGATCAGATTCGCTATTATAAGCATCGGACTGAGGAAATTGTGGATGAGATTGAGGATTTGGTGGTTGAGAAGGATAATATTGAGGTTGCATGGGAAGATGCTGAGGAGAGGCGTGATGAGGTTTAGGAATATTTGCCTGTGTGTAGGGTTAGGCCTTGGGAAAGGGAGAGGCCTGAGAGTGAGAAAAGGATTTCTGATTGGGTGAAGTGATGGGGTAGTTTTAAAATTAAAAACCTTTTACTTTTTAATTTTTGATATAATTATAATTTTGGGGTATTAAAAATTAAAACCAATTACTTTGAAAAATTTTATTTCATATTATATTTGGGGTATCCCGCAGAAAAAATATCCCCCACCCCCTAAACTTTTTTAGCCTGTGGGGGTCAGTACATATACTAGTAATTTATATAAAATATAAAAAATATAAAGGAATTAAACAGTTAAAAAACTCTTAATACTTTACATAAAATTTATTCTTCATGTTATAGATTTCATTGATAGTAAACTTTTTTCTTAAATCTATAAATTTATATGGACTGCAAAAATTCGTCCCCCCTAATTTATAATAATCATCAGCATCTTTAATAGTTAACCCATATTCTTTAAACAGTTCTATTATCTGATCATCGGCCGGGCCTTTTAATATTGGCCCACTTATATTAATCCTCATTTATAAAACTCCCAGTTTTAATTTAATAATCCCACATATAATAAATACCCCCATATACACAAAGCCGTTATTGTATATGGGCCCCCTTATAAAAGAGGAATGTTTATTTACATTCCTCGCAATTAATCATAATATGTTGCATGTATAGCATATCCCTAATCCACGGGCGCATATTACATACTATTTCATGAGCTACCTCATAGCCTACATCGGGCGCAAAGTGGGCGCTCAATGCTTTAATTGCTACATTGCGGGCTATCATATTATTGTATCTTTTCTGCATATTTTCTTATTCTCCTTGTTATTTATTGGGGCTTATCTCGCCCCATGTACTAAAAGGTGTTAAACCTATATAAAGGTTTCTATTTATAAGAATTTTCTTAATGGGCCTAAACATATAGCCTTAATTATAATATATATCCGGGCACATATGTTTATATGTGGGTGCTCATCATCATCCGCTATTAATTGGAATGTGGCCTCGTCACGAGTGATAGTATAAAACCCCGGGCCATTAGTCCCGGGCACATACTGAAGGCTTAAACGGGCCATTATTGACCCTCTCCGTCAATTAATGGTACTGCATCCATTACAAGCCCCTTAGATTCATTACTATAGTATATGTCATCCCACTCCGGGCGAGGGAATGATGTTATAATTTCGCCGGACTTATATAAATATATTCTTGTCTCAGTAATTGTTATTTTATCTCCATCAATAGTATGAATAGGGTATTCATTCACCCATATAGAAATAAATTTCTCATCCCGATCATCGTTTATATGTAGTTCTTTTTTATCTATCATATTTTTGTTCATTCCTACCCCATAAGGGCAATACTCTATAGGGGCTAATAGTATTTAAGGTTTTTGTTTTTGATAGATTAAGCCATACAAACCCATATAAGCCTTTAAAATTCTTTATCCATGCCATAGTACCTATTTGGCATAAAGTCTTTAATATACCCCATTAGAAGCCCTAATAAGCATATGTTTAAGTTATATTGGCGCTACAAAAAAGAGAATAATTAAGATTTAATAATCTAATTCATAAATCTTAATTAATTTTATTTCAGTATATGAGATTTTAGCAAACTTATAAATTACAAATTCATCTTCATTGATTGCTATAACCTCCTTATAGTTTTCATAGAGTGGGCCAAATCGGCCCTCGAAATAATCTCTATTAAATATACTGCCTATATCTTCTTCATTGTATGTCTCATCTTCTATCATTTGATCACCTATAAAATAAAGGGGCGTATTATGAGGCCCCGCCCCGTTTAAACTTAGGGCCTCTTTTCTTTTTACCAGTGACTAAAGTTTTTAGTGCCTGTTTTAAAAGTCTTTTAGTGCTATTTTTTCTAATATTCGCCCCCCAAATTCTTCTATGTTCATTCCTTTATTTTTTGTGATACTCTTCACCCTTGTTATTAAGATATTCATCACGGGGAGCGCATCTATAATAACAGGGCAGATCATCGAATAGGGCCCATCCGTCCCCGCCGTTCTTCGGATTGATCTTACAATCATCGCACGGATTAAACATATTTATTCCTCCTTATACGTATTTAATAATGTCATCTGGTGTAAATTCATCACTGACCGGCGCCATAACGTTAAACGCTGGAATTACTAAAAGGGGGCCATTGATGCCCCTTTTAATATAATATCGAATTCCTTTATAGTTATGCATTACTTAAGCCTCCACTTCTATTATTTCATATTCGGGGCGGTTACATGTGCCGGATATCTTTAAATCTTCTATAATACCTTCCAATTCTTCTATAAGTTCTTCTTTAGTCCCGGTCATACTGAATATTTCTAATTCGTATTCCTTGCAATCATCACATAGGGGCCCCTCATCGGGGCTTATGATGTCATCACATTTCATGCAGCGCGCCGGGATCAATTCATCCCAATCAATTAAGCCGACTTCATCAAAAAATTCTACTAATTCTTTAACTATTGGTTCATCGCTGCATTCACGGCTAGCCCCATCGAACCAATCCATAAACCAGAATTCGACAGCGCCGCCCTCAAATATTCTAAATTCCTCAGACGGGCCGCCCCATGACAACTGGTACCTATAATAAGGTTCGGGCTGATCATTAAAAGTATTTGCCTCTACTAGGCTAAAATCGAGGCCATATTCGTTAAATTCCTCGCTGCCTATCTCCATATTATTGAAGGCTTCAATTGTCTTATTGTACTCTTCATCTATCCTATTTTCGCATTTTTGTGCATTCATGTTTAGTCATTCCTTCTATTTTATAGGGCTTATTAGGGCCGCCCCGGGCCACAATTAGTAATAGGTTTTAATGGTATATAAAGGTTTCTATTTAGAAACCTTAAAAAGATCACTGGCCCCTATTATAGGGGGCCATTACATATTGCATATAGAGTTTATCTAATAGAGCCGGGGGCATCCTATTAACTATATCCCGGGCCAATTCATAGCCCACCGTTTTAGCAAAAACGGCGCTTAATGCGGGGCGGCTAACTTCTTTACTAATATTGTTCTTATATGGCTTGTTCTTATTGTACATGTTTCATCAATCCTTAAGCCCGGGGCATTATTCCCGGGCTCTAAATAGTAATAGTACCTAATAGTATATAAAGGTTTTTATTTTTTTATTCCACCTTTATAATTTTATCAATACGGCCGTATATATTTGCCCTAATAGAAGTTTTATCTATAGCGGCGATCTCATACCAATTACCATATTGTTTATAGACATATATGTCCATAAACTCGGTAAAATCATATATGACACCCATGCACATAATAGCGCGCTGATGACACATACAAGAATCCATACATAGACGAACAATATTATTTTTATCATCCCTAGATAGCCCGCCTAATTCAGCTTTAATATAGAGATCATACATAGTATTATTCATGTACTCATTACTATTGATTTGTTCAGCACCTGACTCATTATATGCATATATATTTTTGTCTTCTATCATATTTCATACATCCTTTTATTTTATTCCCGGACATCCCGCCCGGGCTGCAATTACTAATAGGTGTTAATCCTATATATAGGTTTTTGTTTATAATCTTATCTTATACGGCCGTGTATGGCCAGCATAGATAAAAAGAATCCAGTATCATAAGCCCGATAAGCCCTATAAGGGCTATGAATGCCGGGTCATAAAAAAATATTATCATAAACGGGGCCCATATTAGAGCGCCCCGATCACGTCTTCTATATCTTCATATGCAGCCGTGTAAATCAATACACGGCCGTTCTTATACAAATCTAGCATAGGATCATAACACATATTATTAGTGGCAAATCCACCTTCATAATATGTATTATCCCATTCTATGACTATTTGCGGGCTCAATGCTTCATAATATACACGGGCGCCCATTTCTTCAATGGCCTTCAATACGGCCCGGCGGAATTCGTTATAATCTATGTAGCGCGGCCCCTTTATTTCTAATTTGGTTACATGTGGCCCGGCGCTCATGATCAGAGTTGTTTCATCACCATATATGTCTTCTAATAATGTTTCTTCTTTTATCATATTTCATACATCCCGCCCCGAAGGGCAATCTTCTATAGGGGCTTAAAGTATATAAAGGTTTTTGTTTATAATTAATCGTCCATACAAAGCCCATAGAGCGCTTAAAATGTTCTACCTATGTTATAGTACCTATTTGGCATAAAGTCTTTAATATGCCCCATTAGAAGCCCTAATAAGCATATGTTTAAGTTATGTTGGCGCTGTAAAAAAAGAGTAAAAATAAAGGGGCGTATTATGAGGCCCCGCCCCGTTTAAATTTCGGGCTTAAAATTCAATTCTTCAATTTATTGGTATTGGATGACTATAAATTATACATCTCCAACCATAGTTGGAATGGTTGGCTGTGTCACAACAGGAGTCAGCTCCTGCAACGATTGTATTCCCTAGGTGGTATTCGAAGCATGTTCGACCGCCTTCACTGCTCACTTTCCTGTAATCCCATTCGAAAGTTTTTTGCCATTCCCTTAAATCTTCTATCATATTTTCTCATTCTCCTTATTGTTTAAGGGGCTTTATCCCGCCCCATAGGGACAATTACCTATATATGCTCATCCTATATATAGGTTTTTATTTTTCGTGGTACTCTTCACCCTTGTTATTAAGATACTCATCCCGGGGCGCACATCTTCCAGGCAGACAATTTCATATTGTCTGCTTCCAGGTGTGTGAATTATTTCGTACTCCCCGTCAGGGAGTGTAATTATCCCGCATGTCCCGCCGTGTGGCCCGTACGGGTCTTTCCTGTACGCTACTGCATATATGGTATAGCCGCCAGTTTTCCAGTTATGTATCGTCGCTTTTTTCTGTCCTGTCATTGTTTATCTCTCCTTATTATCCTCTTCCATTTCTATTTCTTTTCCCATGAGGTATCCTCGTACCTCATGCAGGGTGTCAAGATATCCCGCCCCTAAGGGCAATACTCTATAGGGGCCGAAAGTATACTATTTGTAATAAATAAAAACCTTTATATAGGTTTAAAGCATATAGTAAATTAGACGCAGGGTATCCGGGGCGCCCTATAGGCCGGACAGGTGAGAGAGCCGGAACATGCCGTTTTTAACTTCCTAAAAAAAGGGCCGAAGTTAACGCCGTAACTTTTAAAATTCCTTTTGTATGCAGACCTGATAACATGCCACGCCGTTAACATTATAAATTTAGTTTATGAAGTTCATGCCGTAACACTATAAAGAAAATCGAGGCGTAACGGCGACAACATTATAAAAAACGATAGCCCGTAACCCCGTTAACTTCCTAAAAAATTTTACCTAAAAAGTAAAAAATTTTTGAATGTGAAATTAACTTTATAAAAAAATTTCAGAAAGGTTATCACGATTTTTAAAATGTTTGTCACGATTTTTAATCACGATTTTTAAGTCACGATTTTTGGAATCATTGTCACGATTTTTGCTCTGTAAGTATGGGCTGCTCAAGGAAGTGATCTTCCATAGGCATACTCTAGGGCGAATGGCTCGACTGGTGGCGAAAACTTGGACCCCGGGGATTGTCACGATTTTTGCTTTCAGGAACGGGCGACAGAATGGCCTGATTTGGGGTTGTGAGAGCGTCTGTGTGGCGTTTAAATTCTCTACGAGGGTCATAGGTCGTGTAGAGGGTCAAAATGCTTGTCATGGCTATCTCTGTTCGTTCTCAGGCTTATCTGGATATAATCTGAGGGCCAAAAAACGGCAAATTTACCCACATTATACCCCATCTCAAATTTGACCCCCCATTCAAAATACCCCTTTCCACAAAAATACCCCCATTACCATTTTACCCCCACTGGTCAAAATCGCTATCAGCCAATGCGTAACAAATCGGTTACATATGCAGTTTTCATCCTACAAAAAATTTTCGGTCGGCCCAAAAATAAAATCGCAATCAGCCGACCAGTATAAAAAAGATACCCCCATCCGAAGACCCCTTAAAAATAGAAAAGATAATTATAGACCAATTACCCCCATGGGTCATCTCGACATCAGCGCAATCAACAGGCCGCCCAAAGTTATTCCAATGGCATACGCAGGCCCCATCGAACTATAATTAATGGCATCAGCCCACACAAGGAAGCCATAGGGCACACCCACAAGGATGCAGGCGTACCCAAATATGCGCACATCTTCCTTATTCATCTGCATCAATTAGACCACGATTCCTTGAACTCTTCATATTTGGCGACTTTATCAAGCACAATTTGCGCCTCCATTCTCCACGCAACCTTAACAAACTCATCAATATTATTCCATGAACTACCTTTATTGGCATCCATATACAAAAAGCGGGCCAACTTTTCTATTTCATTATTCTTACGCTGATACATCAACAGGCATATGCCCGCCATTTCAGCAGGGTCAGCCTCTTCCTTGAGCATCTTCTGCAACTTATATTTCAAATAATGATAACTAACGCCATCAAGGGAAATATCTCTATCGGCCAAATACTCTTCCATCTCTTCCGCAAATTTTTCAGTCATTTCATCCATTTCGATCACCCTTGCATATAATTCACTATCACATCAGTCACATCTACACCCAATAGCAAGCCTAAGAACCATAGAACACCATAAATTAATAGAGCATATATGGCCGCTTGTATCACTATAACTACAAATCCAACAATAACTAAAGCAAGTCCTTCAATTATTTCTTCCATTTGAATCACCTCGGTATATTCCATTCAGCATCTATTGCGCCAGTAATCACATTATAGACTTTACTATAGCGATCTCTTTTCTGTTATGCCTCAAAATTATAGACATCCTGATACAATTCATCCAATTTTTCAATAGACTCTTTCAAGGAATCTCTGAGGATGCTCAGTTCTTCCATACTTAGACCATTCAAATCAAATGTTACATTTCTTTCTATATTCACATTAATCACCGATTCTAAATATTTAATAGACTCTTTCAAGGAATCTCTGAGGATGCTCAGTTCTTCCATACTTAGACCATTCAAATCAAATGTTACATTTCTTTCTATATTCACATTAATCACCGATTCTAAATATTTAATAGACTCTTTCAAGGAATCTCTGAGGATGCTCAGTTCTTCCATACTTAGACCATTCAAATCAAATGTTACATTTCTTTCTATATTCACATTAATCACCGATTCTAAATACACATCCATTCTATAAATGGATTTGGTTTCAACATTAATGGGAAAATAAATGAAAAACCTTAAACGTTTAAACCTATAACGATTAAAGGTTTTTATTTCCTAAACGTTCTCCTGATAATGTTTTTTGTTATTAGTTTTTAATTATTAGGACATGTACTACTTTATTTCTGTGTACTTTAAGTCAAGGGGCCTAAAAAATTGGCCCTTTTTCGGTTGAAAAATTGGGCCCCTTGTATTTACAGTATAAATTATTATTACATGTGATATATCATAATACAATATAGAATACTTATTACTATAATATTAAAGTACACAGAAAAAAAATAATTTTTCAAAATTTTGATGCAAGTTTTTATATTAAATACTATCAGTCCACCTATCGAAATTTAATATATACATCATAGTATAATTACATTTATATAGGTGAACAAATAGTTTCACATAGGTAAATAATAGTAATATACTATAATATTAAAGTAAACAGAAATCCGATAATATGAACTACAAAACAACTTTACTTTATTAAAAAGAATAAAAAAAAAATTAAGGTATCAACTCTGGATTTTCGTAGAGATTGCCGATTACTTGCACTTCGTTTCTCGAAATATATCCACCTGGGCAGGAATCTAATGTGACAAAATCACCGTTGCCTACTTCTACTGCCCATCTTCCACATTCCCATACAACATGTCTGATACACATTGGTTTGTCATGGCGGTTCAATGCTATTTTCACAACATCATTCTCGTAAATCTCCTTGCCGTTCTTGTCATACAGTCCAGTGAACTGCATTACATTATCATTATCAAATCTTTGAAGTATATCACCTGCATCAAGACCAAATACATCAGTGCTCGAATATACCATCAGACCTTCATCCCATGCTCTAAACTTAATTTCTCTCAAATCATCACCCCATATTTTCAATCAACTCTTTATTTGTTTTAGGTTTTGGGCAAGGTTCATTCGGCCTATATCTAGATAATAAAGGTTCGCATATCCATTCCCTTGTTATTTTATAACCTAAAATACATCTATTAAACTCCAAAGCCTTACAATCATTACAATTTCTTTTTTGTGAGATTTTCATTGTATCAACTCTGGATTCTCATGAACATTACCAATGATCTCAATTTCATTATATTCGGCAAATTCTTCTTCAGCATACCCATAATTTTGAAGCCATTCTTCCATATCATGAATTACTTCAACTGTGTAAGTACCATCTGGCCTATAATTCCTAATTATATCTTTCTCATATGGCGCATACCCATTTATATCAAATATGTTGAGACGTTGCTCAGAATGCTCTTCAATATATAACAAAGAATGATCAGGCAATTGGGCAGGTACAAGCATATCATCTACATATCCCCAATACAAAAATTTATTCCATTCTTCGCACCATATACGGAATTTAAGTTCTCTCATTCAATCACTCCTATCTTTATTCTTTTTCCTTTCGGCCAATTTTGCTGCAAATACATTTACTCCAATATATACAGCACCTACAATTAATCCCCAGATGGCAGCATTAGGGTCATAATTCATTCCAGTACCTCTATAGTAATGCTAACTTTTGTGCCTATAGATAATTTCTTACATATATTAGTTATAACACAATCACACTCATCATTCTCTATAAATGCTTCTTCTATATGACCTGCTATCCATGGACTTTCTACATGTGCTACTGTACCCTTTCCATAAAATTTTTGCCCTTTCATTGTTTCACCTCATTTTTCCTAAATCTGTTAAAATCTCTACTACTTTACCATAATTATCAATAACCCATTTTTCTATATTTTACCATCCCTTGTTGCATCCTCTTTTGCAATAGTGTTCTAATTTACCATCTATAGAATACCATTCTTCTTTGGGATTACTTCTTGTTCCACATCTTGCACCACATGCATCACAATAATATTCAACCTTTCCCGGTTGAATAACCTTTATTATTCTTTTCTGTATTACTTTCTTCATATAATCACCTCAGACCTAACCATTGAAGGAATGTTACTTGTCCTTCAATATATACAACATCTTCAATACCATAACTCACCCAACTTGGGTGTAATGCCATTCTAATGTGAACCAATGCTATTCTTATTTTTCTTCCTATCATAATATTCCTCCTTATTTACTCGATACACCTACTATGCAGGCATGTTATATATAAGTTTCTATTTTGAATTAGGGTAAAAAAAATTAAGGGCCACCTCTACGTTTAGCCCTCATCTTCTTCCTCCGGGTCAATTACTTCATCCGATGGGAATAATTCAGCCATCTTCCTTCTGGTTTCCTCGGCACTAGTGACTTCTACATTAAGTTTCTTCTCAGGTTCTACACCCATAAACTTAGTCATTTCCTTACGCAATTCATGTTTAAGTTTTTTTAATTCCTTGTAGCCTCGGACATCACCCTCTGCTTTACATTCCTGTGCTTGTTCTTCCAGTTCATCCATCTCTTTCTGAATGTCTGATATGGCATCCTCAAGCCTATTTGCAGGGTCGCCATGAAGATCAAGCCCATTTTCAGTGACCCATTTATCATACATCTTTTTACATTTGTTTAGATGTTTATTCACTGTTTCAGGAGTTACTTCTGCTGCATTAGCAATTTGCCTCACCGGAATTTTTTCAAGCCATGCATTCCATATATCATTCCTAAGAATTTCTACATCGAGCCCTTCATTACCCTCTACAAATCTAAGGGGCGGCACTTCATGCCTTCTTTGGTTATGTATAATGTCCAATTCTGCGATAAAATCATCACGGGTACGTTTATAGCCCATATTCTCACCACTCTCTAATATTTATTTAATGTGTATTATATTTTTTGGTTGTATATTTAAATCATACCCCCCAATTATAAATGGAGTTAAAATCTGCAATGTTTTCTGGTATCATACCCATCCCGGTCATGTAATCTTCAAATCTGCTCATGCAATCATAATGAACATATGCTGTACCTTTCACAGACTCAAGATTTTTATTATAATAATCAATTACTTTACCACTTTTCACTGGGATGCCGCATATAGCGCAAGAATATATGGGTAGCATTATGCCACCCCAAAAATCTTCTTCACAAATTTTACAACACGATAAAGAAGTTTACTTTCTTTACGCATCTGTTCAGCCTCAGCAATACGCTGCTCCATTTCATAGACACTTTGTGCCAATGTCAGGGCAACACCAAATCCATCCTGTTTACCTTCCTCAGTGGCAAATCTGGTAGCATATGTTGTACGCCCGGGCCATTCGGGGCCTCTCATATCCCTGAGTTTTGGCCATCTCCCATTTTCATTCCTAAACTCTACCATAGCATCGATCAATTCTCTATCAGTATATGTATAATCATTAATCATATAATCACTCCTGTACCCACATATGGCCATTCCATGTTTTTCCATACTGCTCTTTCATGATAAAACATAGAAGCAATTTGCGCCCTGTATTAATCTCTGGGTATGTCTGCCCCAAAAGAGTTTGCATGTTGAACAAAAGGTTCTCTAAATGACATCTATTAAATCCTTTTGTAGATACATACAATTCCATTTCATCAAATGACCATGGGCCAGCCCCAAGGTCATCTTTCAATTCATCTGCGGCATTACACATTTTCATAAATTCCAAATTTCTCTGTTTCATAGATACCCCGCCGAAAATAATTGTTGATCAAGCCTGCCTATAATATACATGTATTGTTGGCAGGTGAAATCATCCATTACATTGAAATCATTTTTATCTTGTACCGATTTTATATCATCAAGTTTCTCCATTATCGGTTTTCCTTCATATTCATCATACCAGCGCCTTTTAACACTATCTCTATACCCATAGATGAAATTGTAATTAACTCTGATGAGTAAATTCTCTTCATCAAATTCTATCACACCAATTCTTTCGAGTGCGCCCAATGCAGCATAGATACGATATTCAGGCACTTTATCATTGGCATGCATCTTTAACTCATCAAAATCTATAGTGAATGGTTTATTAGTCATTCTAATATTAATAGCATCAGTGATACAATCTGCCACTATATGTCTTGCTCTGTACACATTTTCTTGTAAATCCATATTATTCCTCCTTATTTACTTGATACTCTTAGTACACACCTATATTATATAAAGGTTACTATTTTGAATGGGTATAAAAAAAAATACTTTTCAGTGACTTTCTTTTCTAAACTGTCGATAATATCGCTTAGCATAACATGCTAAACACACTATTTCCTTTCCACCTCTCCATCTAATGAGGCGACCATTTGTAGTGTATCCGTTTACTCCACAATCACCACATTCACCTTCTTGATCAGGTTTTTTCCTGTTGTAATCCAATCCAGCAAGTTTGACTGCATTGTTCCATCCATCCTCAACACCTTTCTTAGATGCAAAACGCTTCTGATAAAGTGATGGATATGGCCCACCTTTCCTATTTAGCATATCCTGCATTCTTGGTGTTCTTCCCAATTCTATGGCTACCTGTGCCATAATATCGATCAAATCTTCATCACTATACTTTTTCATTGGCGGCATTAATTTTCTCCTCCTCGTTTTAACATTTTGAAATTATCACAATCTTCTTTACATTCTCCATCATAGTAATATATACACACATCCTTTGCACTATCAAAAAATGCGCATTCAGTGCATTGCCCGGCAACTTTTCTGAATTTCCAGACGTTAACCAGTGCTGTTAGTAGCATTACTGCTAAGAACAATGTGCCTATGATTGGAAAAAAGATACTTAGTATAAAAACTATACCTACTATTATTGCTGTAAACATATCATCATTCATATCATACCCTCCGGGGTTCAAAACTATTCATTCTCTCTTTACGGGCTTCTGCCAATTTGTATGCAGCACTCTTGTTATCCTCACGTTCAAGCATTTCATGCACATACATGCATTTATTGGCAAGTTTTACCATCTCATTTTTTATTATCTGAGGATTTGCCCCAGAAATAGCATCCTGTACATTGGCTGCCCATTCTTCCCATGCTTCACTCAATGTGGCATCATGCAGCATATGATAACCTTTCTTTGCGCCCAACTTATCATGTTCGGCTCGCATGTTGCTTAAAAATACATCAAAAGAATTATATTCATCTTTCATTTCTTTACCTCCTTAGCCAAATCTTCCATGAACTTATTATGTTCTCTTACAAGTTCCATAAATTCACTAAATGTGGGCTCATGCTCTTTCTTCACCTTTTTATTTATCTTTTTAGTAAATAAAATTTTATCCAGAGTTTTTAAAATTCCTTCAGGTGTATTAGAGCAGAATTTTTGTAAACTGTAATTTGATTTATCCTTAGAGTCTTTAATACCTATAGTGGCGCTCAATGTATCAACATAAACTTCTACCCTTGGGTAATCTTTAGATGTTAAAGGAATGACACATACAGGTTTTTTCGGCTCTTTATTCTTTTTAGGGGGCATTATTTAGCCGCCCTAATAGTTGTATTGGTTACTTCACTGTACATTTCCTCGCCCTTTATTTCCTCTGGAAGAATGCCTGCATCAACAAGCCCATTAACCTTTTTACGATCAAGACTCATCACATCACCCCGAAGTTTTTCGGGTATCATTTGGATTACAACATTTTCATCACGGTACTTTCTGAATCTGTGCTGCTTTTTGATAGACACATTATACCGTCCAGCATTAAGTTCAGTGATTCTTTGTTCATCACAGATTGTTTCGAGTTCACTCTTAGCCTTCTTGTATGCTGCGTCTGCTGCATCCCTTGCGGCTTTAAGTCTTGCACATCTATATGCGAGTTCTTCTAATGATTCTTTTGTTTCCATAATATTCCTCCTTTGTTATGTTAGTATTCTCTATATAGGTTTAAGACTATATAAAGGTTTCTATTATTGTATGATAAATCCAATTGGTTCACTTTGTTTTTTCGTATAACTACTCCCATGTTTCTCATATCCATGGTGTGTCATGAATATATCTATTGCTTTCTCATCTTTACAATCTAAATATTTAGACAACCAACTAAAATAAACTTTATCTTTGTTCAAAATGGCTGACATAAATTCAGATGATATACAATATGTGCCATATGACTCATATTCTAATTTACCATCCCATACAAGATAGTCCAACATGACATTACTATCAGCAGCATATGTGTAATATACGCCTGTTTTAAGCATATGTATCCATGATGCCTGATTCCATTTAGGCTGAGAAAACAATTTTAAAATTCTTTTAACCAGCCCATCGGCTACATCTGGTTCTCTGGTCTTAGTAAGTTTGTAAACTTTAGTTGCTAAATTTTTAGAATCTTTCTCAATAAGTTTCTTTATCTCCTCCTCTAAACAAATATTTACCTTTACCACAAATTCATTATCTTGGCTCTTGCGCACTACAAAAAGGCCTGATGTTAAATCATCTCTGAGATTTTCAAGGCCTTCATTATCTACTATTCCATAGCCACGCACAAGAATCTGATCTCTTAAAAAGAAAAGGTGAACATCCATGCGCCACCTCAGTCTAAAAGGTCTTTGAAATCTGTCCAATTATTGACATCACATTTTAAAATGATATAACCAGCAAGATCAACAAAATCATTTTTCCGATGTATTTCAGATTTCTTTATCCTTCGTAATTTATCATCCATTCTATCATTAATCTGATCTTCAGCACTTGCATCGCTACATATGTTTATTGGGTCACGGGCAGAATCGTTATATCGAAAATTTTTAACTTTCAAAAAGAATGCTAATTCTTTGCATATAGTATCTATTTTATCAGCATTCGGAGCTAATTCTGCTTCTCGTTCTAACTGAGAAAATGGTTCTGGTTTCTTTGTTGGAATTGTAGCACCTATTTCATCCTGTCTATTATAAAAGTCTATACGAGCACTGTTATTTGGATTATTCATTTCACACATTTAAATCACTCTCCCATCATTAAACTTACATATTTGTGAACATCTTCACTTTTCACACCATTCAAAATATTAGAATATATTATAGGTATATTCTCTGTTCTTGCATACTCCATTTCTATGCATGCACCTTTTGATTTTCTCCAATTATTCATCATCAAAATAGCATCACATCTACTCAAGATATTTATATCCTGTTCTAAATATCTTTCATGAGTAAATTCATATTGCTGGTATCCTGCTGTGTTTTTATGTGGAGTAATCACATCAAAACCATTGCGCATAAGCATTACAGCAATATCTTCAGCCCTTTGAATATTCTCATTTATCTCTTCTTCTGTAGGGGCGGTATATGGCCCTGACACATAAATAAGTTTATTCCTGTCTCCTAACATTTAATTCCTCCTTTATTTTTAACATTGTAGGTTCTAACTTCCTTGTTATACCCAAAATACAAACTACCCAATACAATATAAACATTGTCATTTGTTCATATGAGCCAATGTAAAAATTGTATCCAATGAGAATTGGATTGGATACAAACCATATTTTATTAGCCCACATAGACTCATGTGCAGCCACCATGAGCGCACCGAGGAAGTTCACGAATATGACTATCCACATCAACATTCGAGCACCTCAGTCGCACTTAGAGTAGCCACATACACATGTCACACATCCACCTGAATGCATCATAGGTGCACCACATTCAGGACAAATTGTGCCTTTTTGTATAGGTGGATGTTCATGTATTTCGTTTAGTGGTATACCATCAATATCTAAATTCGTATTCGTTGATTTGTCGATTTCATTTTGAAATTCAAGTAATTTATTGAGCATTGCATTACCACAGTTCCCACCTTTACTCAATTTTTTACCTAAAATACGGGCAGCAGTAAATGAATTACATGCATTAATGCCACTGAATGCTTTCTGTATATTTTCAACATTACCACCCAATCTAAGCATACCGGACATGGCTACAGCAATATTATCTAATGACCTTTCACATCCACCTTTACCACTACGCTTTATCCAAAAATCAATTATTTTGTTTTCGGATTTAGAATAACCTATCTGCATCATAATCTGACCACAACCAGTGTAAACTTTGTGAGGATAATATAATGTGTCAGCAGGTTTTTTTGCCCAATCTCCACGCTCAAGTGTAGGGTTTGTTGAAATTGTTTCATCATCATCTTTGGTATCTTCTGCTACTGTAAGCACGCCCTCACGCTTGTTACCACTTCTATGTACAGTAATACCCTTCAATCCATGCTTCCATGCCTCAACATACAAATTGTACACATCATCAATAGTAGCATAGTTTGGCAAATTAACTGTACTTGATATAGATGAATCTACATATTTCTGGAAAACACCTTGAGTCTTAATTCTATGCATATAATTAATATCAGAGGATGTTACAAAATATTCTGGTAATTGATATTTACCATAGGTTTTATTATACCATTCAACTATAGGTACATCAACATCATAATATTTATCCTCACCATGAAGACTTTCTGTTTTGCGCTTGTAATTTAATGCAAAGTGTGGTTCAATACCACCAGACACTCCAAGCATAGTACTTATAGTTCCATTTGGCGCAATAGATAAAATTGTCGAATTTGCCAATCCATATTCTTTAATATATGATTCAGACATAGTGCCTAAACATCTTGCAGCAAATTCTGATTCTAATACTGCATCATAATCTATATCTAGAGCACAATTATTATCTTTTGCATATTTAGCAGATGCCTGAACAGCGCAATTTATAATGAACTTCATCAAATCTTCGGTCAATTTGTTTGCTCCGTCTGACCCATATGTCAAGCCATGTTTAATAAGCCAATCAGCATATCCCATAATGCCTAATCCGATTTGCCCCCATTTTCTTGCGGCTTTCTGTTGCTCTTCCAATGGGTGTAATGGAATACCTTCATACAGAACATCATTTAATGCATATACAGCAATTGTGACAATACGATCTAATTCTGTGTATGGGATATGATTCATTGATGCACATTCCAATTCTGCTAAATTAATGCTACCTAATAGACATGCACCACCATCAGGAAGCCCGACTTCGCCGCAAGGATTAGTGGTTTTTATTTTAAAATCTTCTATATGTTCCATCAAATTATAATTAGCCATTCTATCAATAAATATCATTCCCGGTTCTGACCATTCATGATTATTTTTTGCAATAGTTTTAAGCATTTGATGTGCATTACTATCTTTATAGATCATTTCACCTGTATGTCTCTTAAATCTTAGAGGATGGTTATATTTATCGTCATAACTATTTGCCATAAATTCATCTGATGCCTCTACAGATATATTGCATTTGGTCAATTTATCTGTTTCAGTTTTTACATTGATAAAATCATGAATATCAGGATGTTCTGTACTCAATGAAAGCATTAAAGCGCCTCTACGGCCATCTTGCCCAATCAATTCAGTGGTTTTGTCATAGAGTTCTGCAAATGAAATTGCCCCACTTGTAAACTTAGCAGCATTATTTATTTTAGCGCCTTTCGGGGCAAGATTAGATAATGATGTGCCACATCCTCCACCATAACTGTATGTACGAGCCATCTTTTTAGCAGTCTCATAGATACTTTCTAAATTATCTTCCGGGGGAGTAACTACATAACAATTATGACATATCACGCCATTCACTGAGTAACTATGTGAACCTTCTACCGATATATTATATACCATAGTTTCCTGATTTTCCAATATTTCTACATCATCCACATTTGTGTAAACATCCCCGTCAACGTAGTTATGTCTAGTAATACCCTTATATGCAGCATGCATTATATCATTGACACGGTTATCATCATACACCTTGCTCATATCTTTCAAAACCTTATATTTTGAAAATATTACAGGTATAGATATGGATGATGCTGTATAAGTTCTCAATGATGTACTCATGGATTGTGCAAATCTTTTAGGTGGAGCCACGTTCACACCATTTAAAAACAGTGTTTCTCGCACGTCCTCTAAAAGCGCAGTGTTTTTCATGACCAATTTTACAATACCGCCTTTATTTACACATGCGTCCGCGTCTAGTATACCCATGACCAAATCTTTGCTACCTATAAGCTGTCTAGGGATTCTTTTCGTGGTACATCCAGTTCCCACGAATTTGGCTATAAATTCTGCAAGTAGGGGATTCTCTAATCTAAGTATTAAGGTATGCTGCTCTTCATTACACCTCACGGATGGTTTTACACCCACCATATCTGTAAGAATCTGCACACATCGTTCGCATACATCCTGTTCATTTACAGAATTAAAAACTATCTGGAATATGCTATGGTTGCGCTTACCTCTACGGCGCGTTGTGCTTCCATCACCAATCCATCTACCTATTAAATACATTACATCCGAGTTAATCTCAATATCGTCCTTTATAGGATTTCCATACTTTACACTATTTGCACCATTTCCACCCATGTATGATGTACCACATTTTACATAGCCGTCACCACAGTCGTATATTTTAAATACATCAGTAGTTGTCAGATAATCAGATAGACGTATGTTAAATGTGGGTACTTCAAAGTTTTCAATGGTTGGTATTTTTAATTTATGAGAGTTTTGATAATATTTCCTATCCATATGCAGTCCTACCAATCTATCTGCACGCACCCATCCATCATCGGTCAGGAACCTATGGTTAGGTGTGCATATCAGATCATCCATGAAGTACCTACCACTCAACTTATACATGTCACCAGTATAAGACTTACTCATTGTAGCATTGACACGTTGCCATGTATTGTCATGGGTTATTACATAGTCGCCTTCCACGACATCCTCAATATTAACTCTACCTCGTTTAGTAATAACCTTGGTGCCAGCGATAAAGCAGTTTGACATACTCACATTCCTATCTTCAATCCCCCTATTAGCAAGTATCCTGCCTGCAAACATGAATTTTTTAGACTTAATCAACTCACGTACTGAATCATCACATGCACTCACTCTATCAAGCCATGCATCAAATGACTCTCCTTCATGGCGATATTTTTTATTCCAAATATCTAACCCTATCTGACTATTGAAATACTCTTCTGCTTTCATTTATTCACCTCTTATTTTCTTCGGAAATTTAAATTTCGCTCCAAGCATTTCATATCCACCTACTAGATATGCATATGCCTCTTTATTACCTGTATATGACTCAGCAAGGACTACAGTATTCCATGCCTTAGTATCATTTAATGCGCCCTGCATAAGCCATTGTTGAATGACAACTGGTGGAATTTCTGTGGCAAGTACTGCTTCAATTACATCTTTACGATCATCATCTTTCACTATTTTTTTAGTCAATGATACAATATCATCTTTTTCAAATAGTGTTTCCTTGACTACTTTATCTTTCAACTTCGGGCTCACTTTACCTTTATGGACATACAATTTAAAATCAACATCAATGTCCGGCAAGGCTTTCTTTTGTGCAGCAGTCAAATCATTAAATGCTACTTTAATTTCAACATCATCGGCAGCATCTACTCCAAATGTTGTTTGCCCATTTCTAAATCCTTTCAATATTTCAAAATTTTGTGAACAAATCCACATAATTATACCTCCTACATCTAATATAGTTTAAACCTATATATAGGTTTCTATTTACACCATGAATCGTGTAAATGTTTTCTGTGCGTCATCAGTTACATCAGATAAATCTGAGTAAACTCTACTCAAATCAATATCAGCAATAGTGAAATTTTTTGCCTGATCGAGAGTAGCATATGACACACCTTTGCCTATACCTATACCACGTCTATTCTTAATTAGTTTGTGCTTGCCTTCACCTAACTCTTCAGAAATTTTTGACTGTATGCTTGTGGTACTATTATACATTTCTAATGGCTTAACTTTAAATTCAATTGCCGCATTTTCAATATCAGTTTCAATGGCATCTGAAATCCAGCCATCGATATATGACAATGGAATCTTATGAGACAGATTTGTACTAATATATTCTTTAATATTTTCATTCCATATTTTACGGGCAAGAAATGAACTGTCTCGGCGCACTATAGAAAGTCCTTTAACTTTTACTTTGTCGTCATCCATGACCATGATATATTTCTTTTTCTTAAATTCGCCATAACCATCACTAAAAAATCCCATAAACTTCATGCTATCCTCAATATCAATCTTAAATGAGTCTTGAGGAAATGGATAAATACTTTTGAGATTTGTGATAATTTCGTTTAATTGTTCTTGAAGTTCATCATCGGTCAGATCATCTGGGCATATAATATACTCACTATCGGTATCTCCATAAAGATGTTCATTTTCAAACTCAATTAATTTATGATGAAGATAAAGTAAATTAAATCTACATATCTTTGTACAGTCTGCCGCCGTATCTGCATCATATGTCTGTAAAAATTTGGGCGACCCTGAGATACCATAGATAGTATTAATAATTATCTTTAGACCTTGTTGAAATTTATTTAGATAATTTAAATTCTCTTTTTCATCTTCAGATAAAATTTCACCATTATTCTTACGTTTTTGATAAGATTTAATTTTATTTTTAGCATCCAATCTTAATAAGAATAATTTCTGAATTACTCTTTCACGCACACCCATGCCGCCACGAGTACAATACTCGCCCTGTAATTCTAATGTATGCCCATCAGGTGTAGTACCACCAGTGTACCTATATTGGCATTCTCCTTCAGTACAGTGCTTACATTTAGTGTACAGATTAGCCTGCATATACGCATGAGGATATGCAGATGTATAATCTACACATTTAATATTACCTACGGCTTTTTCCTTTGTAGGCTCAAATACATGGCCGCCTTTATAGGTATCTAACCCATCATCAATATAAGCGCCATCATAAGTAGGTTGAAGCCCTGACATATGGCAAATTACTTTGTATGTTATTGCGCCCATAGAAGATTTTATGTAATTCTTTTTGCGCACATCATTTTTGGGCAAAAACAATGCCAATGGCTGATACATTTCTTCAATAAATTCATACAGTTCATTAGTGATTTCTATATCCTGCCTTAGATAATATTCGATTTCTTCAATCTCATCTTGAGTCATATCCTTATATTCTTTTTTTAGAAGATTATAATCAAAATCCTGAACTTTTCTCGAAAGTCCAAGGGTCTTACAAACAGCATCAAGGGAATATCCATCTAAAAAATTTGTGCCAAAAGTTGCCTCTCTAGATGTGACAACATCATATAAATCTATATGTTTACCAGTCAATGATGTTTCATATTTGAATAATTTATTATAATCATTGAGTAATACTGGAATATCATAATTATTGCCATTATATGTGACAATAAAATCTGCTTTCTTAATTGCTTTTCTAAGTTTATCAAAATCTTTTGCCCATATACAATGAATTTTATCGCTTTGATTGGTCTTTACACCAACTACTCTAGTGACAGCAGTATCAGTATCAAGACTGGTGGCCTCAATATCTATGATTAATACACGAGATTCATCCAAAATTTTCTGTGTTTTCGTATCCATTAAATTCCTCCCTTTTTATTTTTACAAATTCTTCTGCTTTATTCTTAAAACGTTGATTAATGAATGAATACCCTATATTGATGTACAGGTTTATATGCTTATCGTCTGCTACATTATGAGTCTCGCACACCTCCTCAATAACTCTTAATATTCCCAACAAAGTTATTGGATAGCCTTGAAACATTTCAAGATATGATACAGTAAATATAAAATTTATATCTTTATATGTATCCATAACTTGAACATTTTTTATCAACATTCCATCAATACTGATATTTGTAGTTAGAGATTTTTGTGTTGCTGCTAAAACACTATATTTCAATTTGTTATATAGATATGCGTGACCCGGAATAATAGATGAATTGGCTATAACATCCATTTCATCAAGGGCTATTAGCATATGGTCAAGTTCCATGGCCAGAAAATCATAGATAGGGTATCCACCCATATCTGTGAGACTTATTGCCACACAATGATTGACCTTTTCATTGCCATCTGTCTGTAGATGAGATGATACTTCATTTGTCCAAATTTCTTCTAAAAATCTGAATCTTAACATCGTTCCTCCAAATGCGGCATAATCGCAAATACTGTATGTATATCTTCATCTATATCTTCCATATACAGCATATTATTATTTGCTGTGAATATAGTTAAATCATTTGCCACCTTCATTACCTCTTGCAGTCCAGTAATCATAGTACGAACTTCAGACTTTGTAGAATTTTTCACCTCACCATTTATAGAATCTCCGGCTTCAAATTCGGTGTCATCTTTGCCAGATATATCCATAATTTCATCTTTAAACAAAATATTTGCCCTATTTTCGTAAACTTTCTCACTTTTTAGGGCAGCCTTAATTTCTTTCATATTTGGCTTAAACTCAATCTCTATATCTGCGGCATGCTGTCCGTTGAACACTATTTCTGACTCATTACGGGTAGGGGTAAAGGGCAAAACAGTCCTAATATCACATACCTCGTTTACAATGGGGAACTTATATCGCTTGCCGCCTCCTGAAAGTATAAATTTATTCTTTTCATGCTTAATTTTTAGGTCGCCCTTAATTTTATTGAGACTTTTAATAAGTCTCTCTGGGTCAGTAATACCCCATTCACCTTCCAAATTAAATGGGAATGTAACATATGCCAACCTATCTTTGCCTATACCCATAGTAGGAATTACACCAGTTTCACCATCAGATTTGATGACAATTTCATCAATCCCATCGGCAAATGTAGCCTTCTCAATTGCCTTTTTCATCGTTGCTGCATTCATTTGAGTGCCTCCACAATTTTGATATACATATCTATCAAATGTATATCTTTATTTACACTGTTTTGAATCGCTTTATCGGTATCGGCAACAATTTTCAATAGTTCCTTGCGCAATCCCATAGGCTGCTTCTCAGTAGATATTATGTATCTGCCAAATTCCTGCAAATCATTTTCACTGACACGAGTAATTGCATCCAATGGGTGTTCATCATGTAAAGCCATTGCCATAAATGACCTAAAATCGTCACGCTTACTGCCAGACTCATTGAAATCACCGATAGCATAAGATTGCAGCATATTGATTGCTGCTCTGGGCTCACCATCCGCTTTATCCGCTATCTTAATAAGATCATCATACTCTATAGTAATTTGTGCTTTTTCTGCGGTTTGGAAAATCAAATTCTCAATACTAATTCTATCCACATAACCAATGTGCAGGCAATACTTTCCAGCACGACTTTGAATGGGCTTGATTATTTTGTGAATATTATTTGTACAGAAAATAAAAATGGTATGTTTTCCATAATCATCAATTGTGCGCTTAAGCGCATCTTGTGCCTGTGGAGTAAATCTTTCAGATTCATCACAAAAAATTAAGTTAAGTCCATCAGTTCTTTTATCACTAAATGGTTTACTTCTTGCCCATGTGACTATTTTTTCACGCACTACATCAACACCATTATCAGTAGATGCATTTAGTTCATAGACATTGGCATTCATCTCATTACCAATTATACGGGCAAGTGTAGTTTTACCTGTGCCTGCCGGGCCTTCAAAAATCATTGGTGTACGCATATCGTTATCGATGTACTTCTGGATAGTTTCTTTTATTTCATCATCCTGTACATATTCTTCCAAAGTCTTAGGCGCATATTCTTTTGTCCAATTTTCCATAATATTCCTCCTTATTTTCCGATAACCTTACTATGACTCTATTCTATTTAAAGGTTGTTATTTTGAATGGGTAGATAAAAAATGGGTCAATTTTGACCCTTAACATAATCATATATAGCCCTGAGAACGAACAGAGATTGATGTAGTAAAGATTTATCCTCTTCCCTAGACCAATGTATCCCCCCAACATCTACAGCGCTGTCTTGGTCATTCTCATAGATGTGTGCGCTAGTTGATGTAAGAATTATTTCAGTTATATTACATTCATTTGGCTTCATAACAAAATAATTTATCATGTAAAGTATGAATGACATATTTGCCCACATAGCCATACCATAGTCATGCGATCTAAAGAGCAATCGCAACGAATACTCATTATTTCCCAAATATCTCAACTGTAGCCAATTCCAGCATGGTTTATTTTCCCATTTCCACATGTTGGGATGATACAATACACCTACAATACCGTTATCTGTCATACCTGTAGATTGTCTATCCTTAACTATAAGCCCCATCTGATTCAACTGATTAATATTTGTTGGGAATTTTCTCACCAATTCTTGGTATGTATAATCATTCCCATATGGGTTAACATCATCTGCAATTGCCAACTTTCTAAATTCTTTAAGTTTATCTCCTTGGAATGGGAATTTTCTAGGCACTCCTCCATATAATAGACGTTTTATACCTTTACCATAAATTTGTACTGTAGCATGTATTTCCCGGGCTTTCTTCTTTTCATGTCCAAAAACAATATCTTTCCCATCTCGTATTATTGTTCTTGTTATGTCTCTATAGAGTTGATCTATATCATCTCCTGAGAAATTATACATTGGCGTTATTTCAGACTCCATATGTTTCATAGTACATCTCCCTTACATCTTTTACATCATCCAATACATCCGGTTGAAGTCGCAATTCTGGCTTATTATTTTCGTTTACTCTTAGAATCCAGAGTTCCTCGGCTTCCCATCCAAATCTTTCTTTGTAACACTGTTTGTATGTACTTAATTGCAGCGCAAATTTACTGAAAAATCCGGGCGGTGCTTTACCATCATTATCCTGCATATAATCTAGACGATTTAAATATTCTGTCTTAGTCTCATCGTGAAACGCCTTTGCAGTTTTCAAATCTAAGATTACTTTCTTACCATTTAACATGCCTCGATAATCAACACGCCCTGCCACTTTTAGAACATCTGACCACACTGTATCCTCAAG